TCCAACGAATGGACAACTGACCCGACACGGTGATTGCTTCTGCGATCTCCTCATCGTAATATCGGAAGTACTCGTTGCCACAAGCACCGAACGCGGAGTTCAACTGAATCTTGCGAACCAACTGAAAATTGTGAAACTTTGAGATGTCGTTCTTCAGCCGTGCAACCTCTGCGGGATCAGGATTGTCGCCCAATGACTTCAGGGTTCTTTTTGCATCAAGCAACTTGCCCTTGTACATCTTGCGCTCTTGGTACATCTTGTCCATCAGGCGAGGCAAAACTCCGAATGTATCGCGCCTGAAGGTCACGCAATTGGCAGCAACGGAAAGGTCACGCGACCGCATACGAGCCATGTACGCCCCCGCAGGAGTTCCTTCACGCGCACCCGAAAGGAATTCATCCACCGTATGTGCGTTGCGCTTGCCATCTGCGGTCTTGGTCTCGGGACTCAGGTTGTACTGCATGATGAGGTGCGGATACAGGCTGTCCAAGTCAAAGGAAGCAACCCATTCGTGCCTACCGACAATCGGTTCCTTGACATACGCACCTTCAAACTTGTCATCCTTCTCCAAGTTGCCACGCTTCATTGGAATGGCAACCTTGTCCTTGCATAGTTCGTGGTAGATGATCGCATCCCATGTGCGGACTTGGGAGAAGACATCGTTCAGATTCACCTTTGCGCTGTAGGCAAGGGCGAGGGCAAGTTCCATCAACTTCAGTTTCTGCTCAAGCCGCTCAACGAGATTGACATCGTGGATGTTATATTCAATGAACCGCTGAAAGTCGTTGGCGTAGAAGTCAGAAAGCGAACCCTCGTATGCAATCTTGCGGTCGCCCAACTCAACGAAGGCAATATGATCCAACTTGTACGAGGCTTGCGTGACATAGGTGAACTTGCGGTAGAGATCGAAGTAGTCAAGCGTGGCGATGCCGATCAGGTCGTAGACCTCGTTCTTTCGCTCCATGACCTCCACGATCCTGCTCTTGATCATGCGCCAAGGCGAGAGTCGCATGGCTTCCTTCTCTCCCAACAGGCGAGTGATGCGGTTCACCAGATAGGGAATGTCGAAGAAGTTGACATTCCAACCCGTGATGATGTCCAAGTCAAGGGTTTCCCACGCAGCGATGAAGTCACGGAGCATATGCTCCTCGTCCTCGTAGCAGAAGGACTTCACGCTCTTGTCGTTGATCTTGAACTTGCCTAGACCAAAGACGAATGTATCTCCACGCAACTTGATCGTGATGGCGTTGATGCGCTCGTTGGCGGTATCGATCTGCGGAAATCCTTCCTCGGACTCCGTTTCGATGTCAATGTAACCGACCCGCAGCAGCGAAGGATCGTAGTCAATCTCGCCCTGAAATTCGTCACCGATGTATTGATAGATGTAATCCGTGTTGCCGAATATCTCAAACCCCGAAACATCACGGTACTGATCCACGAACTCACGGCACTCGTTGATGCCGCCAGGCTTGAATTCCTCCAAAAGGCGACCATCAAGCGTGTGCCACTCTCCCTTGCCCGTCTTGCTCGGAACAAACAGAGTAGGCTCATATGGAACACGCTCGTGGACACGCTTGCCGTTTGAGTCGTACCCGCGATGCAGGATGCTGTTGCCGCGAACAAAGATGTGGGTGTAGAATGGCTTCACGCTAGAAAGTCTGACAGAGTTTGCGGAACGGATTCCTTGATACGGTCTTCCGCAATCTTGACATACTCAGGATTGAGTTCCGTACCAATATAGTTCCTTCCGTTCTTCAATGCAACTACAGCAGTAGTGCCGCTGCCCGTAAATGGGTCAAAAACTACACACGGAGAAATGTCTGCTTGGCAATCACACGATGCCCCCCAACCGATTGTTTTGCTGTGACAAATCGGACCTCTCCTGATGTCCTTTGTTTCTCCGCCGCCCTGTAGATTTGATCCGTGCTTGCCCTCTGGCATATTGCCGCTTTTACCAGAACCACTTTCAAATGTTCTGTTTACTTCAACTTCACGGATGTACGGTGCGCCACATTTTGAACAGCAGCCATGTGCGCTAGTTCCTGCAAGAACGCACGGCATGATCAGGTCTTCAGGATACACCGCAAAGTGTGCGCCCTTGTAGCCCTTAGCGTTCACCGTCCATACCGACCGCTTGTTTTTCAGCGGATTGTCTTCCCATTCCTTGCCCTTCAGTCCGTGGTGCTTTAGTTTGGGATCGGTAGTTCCGTCACGCATCTCAGAACGGTCGCGGGTTCCCCAATTACGAGCGGGTTCCTTCACGGCTTCGTGATCGTAATAGTAGTGCGGTTTCTTGGACAGCAGGAAAATGTATTCGTGCGCCTTCGTGCAACGATCTTCCACGCTTTCAGGCATGGGGTTTGGCTTGTTCCAAATGATGTCCTGACGGAGATACCACCCGTCTGCTTGCAGCGCAAAGGCTACGCGCCACGGAATGCCGATCAAGTCCTTCGTCTTCAAGCCCTTCTGATCCTTGCGGTTGGCGGGAACAAAGTCTGAAGGCATTCCGCGCTGACCACCCTGCGTCTGTGGAGGCGGGGCGCAGTTCTTTGCGCTCATGTACGAGTCGCCAAGGTTCAGCCACAGAGTTCCGTCATCGCGCAGGATGCGGCGCACCTCGCGGAACACCTCCACCATCTTCTGCACATAGCCCTCAACGGTATCCTCCTGACCGATCTCGCTGTCCCCGCCACCGTAGTCGCGGAGTCCGAAATACGGCGGGGATGTAATGCAAGTCTGAACGCAACCGTCTGGCAGCGTCTTCATGCCTGTGATGCAGTCTCCGAGAATGATCTTGTGGGTGTTCATGCAATATCTCCGTACCCCTTGCCGCGTACAAAGAAGTTCTCTTCGTGTGCTTCAAAACCAAAGCACTCCCAAGCGTATTCACGAATAACGCTCCGATCAAACTTGTTGCAGGAGTACACATCAAGCGTGATGAACCGCTTTGGCTCCATTGAGTGAATCTGAATGCCGCTCTCAATGAGTGGAACCCATCCACTCACTCCTGCCTTGTCGGGGTACAGTTCCGTGCCGTGGTTTGTGGGACCGTGCATCACCACGGGCTGACTCATGCGGGTCATGCCGATTCTGTCCACTACGCGCTCAAGAAAGCGGTAGTGGAGTTCTAGATCATCGGCTGCACCGATGCGGCAGTTGTACATATCAAGGTAATACGAATATCCGAATGGCTTGCTCATTGCTCTCTTTCCACGGCTAGGATGTCATCCTGATGGATCAAATCCATGCTAGCATACCCGCGACCCTTGCCCTTTGTCAAGTCCCAAAGCACCATGTCGCCAACCTTGATGTCCTCGGTGATCTTGTCACCGATGGCTATGACCTTGCTCCAAATGTTTGGATTGGTGATCTTCTCCTTGTAGATGATGCCTGACTCCGTGGTCTTCTCCTTGCCTAGACCTTCAGTCTGCACCGCGACCCACTTGCCGATTGCTCTGAACTTGCTCATTTCAATTCCTTTTTTACCTTTTTCCAATATTTCAAAGTTCCGCTGCGGAGATGCCCCTTCGGTCCGCCATTGTGAATCCGAGCCAACTGCTCGTCCGTGGCATCCTTGGGAGCATAGCGATCCCAATATGCAAGGATGATGCGCTTGGCATACACATCATTCTTGCAGTCCTCGTACTTGCCGCCGATGCTTTTGTCATGCTCAACGGCATCTTGCCAATAGGTTCGCCAAATCTGAAACGAACCGATTGCCTTGCCGTTGTCTCCAACGGCGTTTGAATCACCGCGTGTTTCGACCTGACGAATGGCTTCCAAGAGTCTCGCGTAGCGAGTCGATTGGGGACTGGTTGCCGCTAGCGAGAGGAATGCCGTTGCGATAATAGCCACCGTCCATAGGATCCTGTACGATGCACTCTTGGATGAAATCATTGCTGTTATTTCCCTTCTTTGGGGCTTCCCGAAGAAACTGCACTTGCCCCTTATTCTCATCGACAACCTTGCCGCCGCAGCATGAATTTTTTGCAGAATTCTTCTTATCGGTCACATATGCATAGAGAAGGACCGAATAATTGATCATGTCAAGAATCGTATCCTCAAGCGATTCGTCCTTGACTTCAAACTTGCCAGCCTCCATGAAGGATGACAATCTGCTCATCTTGTCGGTCATTCGAACGAGCATTCCCGATTCGGTCTTGCAGATTCCCATCGACTCCACGCGAGTGAAGTTTGCGAATGGTTCGACTCCCTGATGTCCTGCATAGTCTGCGTTCTTCTTACGCATGAGGCTACGGGACTTGTCGCAGAGCGTTTCGTGTGTCTTAAGAAGTTCTTCGCGGTTCATCATGAAATTCCTGTTGAGCCAAAGCCACCCGCTCTGCTCGTCTTTTGCTTGATGTCCTCGTTGGTGGTTGCGAGGTTGTAGTAAAGCACGGGAACCATCTCGGCTTGAGCGATTCGGTCACCGTGATTGATCTTGATGGGAATGTTGCTGACATTCAGAACGATGATCTTTGTCTCGTCCGTATAGTCGGAATCGATCACGCCTTCCGCATTTGCCATGACAAGTCCTGCCTTGAGAGCAAGACCCGAACGCGCATGAATGCGAACCGAATGACCAACGGGAATGTCAAAGACAATCCCTGTCGGGATCATCATTCTTTCGCCTGGATGGACTACGGTCGTGAACTTTCCCTCTGCGTCTTTGATGACGGGGGTTGCGATCTTCTGCGAATCCGCATCATAGCCTTCGATTCGCGTTGAGTTGGGAATGAAGAACGCCCGAAGATCGAAGCAAGCAGATTCCTCGGAAGCAAAGGTCAGGTCGTGGACATCAGGGTGCAGTTTGCGATACTTCAGGATGCTCATAGTGTAGGGAATTGTACCGCAGAAAAGTGTATCAGTCAAGAGGCTCTGCGTTCTTTTTCCTTCCGATGTTGTACTTCGGAACGAGTTCCCAATCCTTCTTTTCCCCGTGAGGGAGTATTTTCAAATATGAAACGGGTACTGTCAGTTCCTTGCTCTTCGCAGGATTTACAAGGGTCACAAGTCCCCACTCTGCCAAGAGGTTTGCAATCGTGTTTCTGCGGGCTTGGTCGCTTTCGGGGAATGTGGTTGGCATTCCATCAAGCATGAACAATTCCTTGAAATGGACGATATAGTACTTACCCTTCTTATGAAGAATATGGCAGGACTGATAGAGTTTATTTTCTGTCTTTGAGGAAATGCCGATGCGGGTCAGCGTTTCCTTTACCTTTAGGAAGTTCTCTTGCTGTGGCAGAGTCACTTCAATGAAGTTTGATAAATCCATGACGATTCTCCTGAATGTCGTAACAGGAGGTATTTAGTCATGGGCAACTTTAAGACTTTTTTGTCCCGCCCTTGTTGGTTTTTGCCTTGATTTCCGCAACATCCTTGTCCGTCAGCATGGAGGCGTATTCCGAAGCCCTGCGGCGGCTGACACCATAATACTCAACGATCAGGTCTTCGATCTCATCCTGCTCTGCCTTGATCCACTTTGAGTATCTCTTCTTCTTTCTGACGGTCGAATACAGATAATCGTACTGCATCCTCTTGTCAAGGAAGGGAACCACATTCATCTCGTTTGCCGCAAGGATGGTATCGGGAGTGAACGACAACCCCCTATTCACCAGAAAAGCATTGTACTGCTTCTCCAAGTCCCCGTTGTCCGCAAGGATGTGTCCTGTCTTCTCGTTTATGCTCTTCACGAACTCAAATGGATTCATCATTCCTCTCACTTTTCATCTTCAACATTTGAAATGTCATCAATCTCATCATCTGCCTTGATCGATACGATCAGCCTAACGGGAATGTACACCCACTTATTGTTGCTTGCATCGAAAAATGAATGCAGCAAGAAAGCATCGTATGCATTTATGCCATGATACCTATCGATCAATGGTGCTTCAACAAACTCGTCCCCGACCGAGGCAAGACGATGCTTTGCCGATATCTTCTTTCTCTTTCCGTCCAAATCCTCGTATTCTATTTCCAAGGTCTTTGGGCTTATCTTCGTGAGGATGGCATCAAGCCAACGAGAAAACATCACCTCGGATGCGCCAGCCAATTCAAAAAGAGTGGTAACTTCATCCACTATCTTTGCCTGGCTCTTGGTTGCCTTCATCGCAAAGTAGTCCTCCCTTTCGGTGAGGAAGGACTTTCTGACCTTTTCACACTCCTCCAAGTAGGAAGCATAATCGTACTTGCTTGAGAGATTTTCAACAATATGAACTGTCCTGTCCAACTCATCGTCAGTCAGGTCTTGGCTCATCTGTATGACGCGCTGGACTGGATTGGTCAATCCGTCAACGGTGACGAGTTCCCTCCGAAGGCTTTCATTGACTTCGGAGATGCGAGAACGGTACTCTTCGATGAATTCCTTGATCTTATACTTCTTGTTGATCAGATGAATTGAGATCGAAAGATCGTAGAGGCTCGGTATTTTTTTGTCCATAAGTGCCTCCTCTCATGCCTGTATTTAGGTTTTGAAGGCACAATCGGAAGCCAACATCAGGCAACAAGCGACAAGATTGATTTCCTGATCCGCAACGAATGCCGACTTGTACTGATATTCGGACAGAATCAGAACCGCCTGTGGAATAGAAGACGGCTCTATGCTGTCCTGCAATGCATCGTATATTCTACGAAAGATGCCAGCCATCTCCTTGTCGGAATTGTCAACTGCCCACTTGCGAATTGCATTGAAATCCTTCTTTTGCATCGCATCTATCAGACTCTTGACCGTGATGTCGGATGATGTGGCAAGGATCCCGCTATCGATTGAACCCGATACGGAATACCGCTGAATCAGGTTCAGCACCTTGCGAAAATCAGGGAAGTTCTTGACAATGAGTTGTGCAACAACCTTCTCATCATATTGAATTCCCTCCGCATCCATGACGAACTTCGCACGGGCAAGGAATTCCTGTGCAAGCGTTGGCTTCTCCTTTGCAGGAATCTTGAAATCAATGACGGTGCAACGCGAGTGCAGGGGTTCGATGATCCTGCTCTTGAAGTTGCAAGTCATGATGAAGCGGCAGTTCACCGCGAACTCTTCAATGAACCCGCGAAGGGCGGGTTGGGTAGACTGCGGATTGAGATAGTCAGCCTCGTCAAGGATGACAACCTTCTTCCCCCCGCCAAGGGCAACGGTTGATGCGAAGTTGCGGATGCGAGTCCGCAACACATCAATACCGCTGTCCTCACTTGCATTGACGAACAGGTAATCAATTCCCAATTCGTTGCATAGTGCCTTGGCTACCGTAGTCTTGCCACAACCCGCCCCGCCGTTGAGAATCAGATTCGGAACATCGCCTGATTTGGCAATGTCCGTGAACATCTGCTTGATGCTCTTCGGAAGAACGCAGTCTTCAATCTTGGTTGGTCTGTATTTCTCAACGAGAAGCGACATTGGCTACCTTGCCGTTGGAACCCTCAAACACGCTGTCTGCTTCAAGGGAAATCCAATAGGTGATGCCGTTGGCGGTGCGGAACTGACTGACCTTCTTGTCGCTGATGCCAACCTCGTATGTGCCAGGAATCATCTTCAGATTCTCCGTCTTGAACAGGAACGAGAATGATGCGCCGCTCTTGTTTTCCCCAACATCAATGCTGTAGGAGTGGCTTGTGGAGTCCTTGCGATCAAACACGCGCAGGATCATGCGTCCTTCCTCGGTGGACTCAAGCGCAAGATCAGGAGCCTGTAGAACAGATGCCGCCTTCTGCAACTCGCCGTAGTCCTTGCTTGTCAGCGTGAAGTTCACGGCAGTTGGAGGCATCTTCAACTTCTTGTCTGCCTTGACAAGAAGTTCTGGTTCGCTGTAGTAATAGCGGATCGAAGCCCTGCTTCCCTCGGAGGAAATCTCAACATGATCCTCGCTGAACTCAAACTCCGGATCCTTGAAAAGGCTGATGGTTGCAAGGAACTTGGACAAATCCCAAATACCGAATTCCACATCAAAAGTCTCGGAGACCGAAGCCTCGGCTAGGATGTTCTTTGTCGGGCTGATTGTGCTAATGGTGCTGCCTGGCTTGACTAGCAGATTGCTGTTGATCGTACTAAAATTCTTCAGTACTGCGATTGTTTCTTGGCTGATTTTCATGGTGTAATCCTTTCGGGGTTCGAAGAGTATAGTCTTTCTGTAGTGGAAGTCAAGGGCTTTATGGCATGGAAGAGAACTGGCTCGGAAGGATTCGAACCTTCAACCTATCCGTTAACAGCGGATCGCACTACCGTTGTGCTACGAGCCATCAAATGCGTAGCGGAGGACTTGCACCTCTGTTGCTCTGTATCAGATTGCCTAAAGGCAACCCTAGTAAGCCTAGCGGTTTATCCCCTGCTGCTTAACTACGCGAAAAGCGGATGATGGGAGTCGAACCCACAACAGCCATCTTGGAAGGGTGGCACTCTGCCATTGAGTTACATCCGCAAAATATTCAATTGTCAGTAGCGGGAGTGGGATTCGAACCCACACTTTGTTGATTTTGAGTCAACTGACTCTGCCGTTGGTCTACCCCGCCGTTCCGTTCCTTGATGTATTGCTCAAGCATTTGGCAGACCGCATCATTGATTGTGATGTTGCGCTCATGAGCGTAAAGCGCAATTCCCGCCAAGGTCTTGTCATCAAGGTCTAGTTCAACTTCTTCGCTGCTCATGTTGGATGATTATACCCCCAATTTCCTCGCCGTCAAGAGGCATTTGGGTTTTTGTCTAGCAACATCTTCACGAAAAGCATTCCTTCTTTTCTAAACTTTTCTCCATACGAAATGACATAATACTTTTCACCATTTGCACGGATCATCGAACTGCCTCTTGGGAAAAGAACCATCGTCATCGCAGGAACCAAAAGTTCAACCCGACCACCGACAACCGTGGCTCCTGCTTCTTCGAAAATAAGATTCAAGTTTTCCATGTGTGTATGTAGCAAAGCCCCCGCCGCAAGGCGAGGGCTTGATGGAGATTTGAGTTTTCAGGCGCGGGGTGCGCCGAACACCGCTGCGTAGGTCTCGGTGTACCGCTTCTTGGCATTGGCAAGCACGGTGGCTTCGTCCACGGGATCGGTGAACTCAATGTTTCCCCAAGCCGTCCAATGCACGGTCTCGGTCGCGTCCTTGATGCCGACCCGCTTGCCGAACTTGGTCTGACCGACCCAAATCAACTTGCCTTCGGTGCCGATGGGAATCTTGCGACCGCGCACGACCTTCGTGGTCTGACCCTTGCGGGGGCTGTCGTACATCGCCGTCTTCAGCCGTTCGCGCTCGTCTTCGATCAGGGCGAGGATCACATCCGTCCGCGCCTGTTCCTTCGCGGCATCCGTTGCGACCGTGGTCTCCGTCAGCAGTCGATTCCACCAACGCGAGAGTTGGCTGTCGGCTTGCATCACCGATTCCAACCGCTCACGCAGAACCTTGACCATTTCCGTATCGGGATACTTTGCCGCCGAAAGAGTGGCAAGCGGATACCCGCTCTTCTCAACCTTGCCATCGTTGTGCCGTGCAACGACCGACAGCACAATGTTCGCAATCGGATAGGGATCGTAGTCAGAGGATACCGGACGCATCACCTCGCTGCGAACCTCAAGCGTCACGGAATAGACTTCCTTCCAAGCCGTGAGGAACTGCACGACTCGCTCCGCAGGGGAAAACCTAAGACTGTACGGATCGCTGTAATAATCCGTTCCGACTCCCGCCGTCTGTGTCGGCACGGTGAGTGTCGGCACGGGGAAGGTGGTCAAGTCCCACGGCAAGGGCGGGAGGGAGGCTTGGAGGGCTGTGGTGGTCATCGCTTGGGTCTCTCCTTTGACACACCAATTTTAGCATATCCTTCCCCCGCCGTCAACCCCCATGTAAACACCTTGTAAGTTATCAGACCTTGAGTTTTGGATCGGGGCTTTTGAAATCGGGCTTCTTCATGGCAGTCTGAATAATCATGCTCTTTTTATTCCTATCCCAATCTAAAACGAACGGCATGTTTAGATTCTTGGAAACATCGTTGATAACTGCCTTCCAATTTACAGGATGTTTCTGAATCTCTTGTGCGTACTTCCGATAAGTCTTGTTGAATGCATCCTGTATCTCAGCAACGCTGACAGTACCGCCGTAGCCGCGTGACCCGTTGATGCGCTCCCAGAAATGCTTCGTGAATGCAATGTCAAGTTTTGCAGAAGCAAACATTGCATCAAGCATACTCTCAAGGCTCTTTAGCGCAGACCAAGAAACCCGTGTGCCTGTGTCCGCTGCCGCCATCGCCCTGCGTATTCCGCCGCCGATGCCCGACACGATTGCCTCGTCCAATGCAACCAACAACTTTGGATTTACTCTCTTCTTCTGCCGACCGACTTTCTTCAGGGAGTCTATTCCGATGGTTTCTTCAAGATTAACATCCAAATCCCAATGCCCATAGTGACCTGTTGACTTCAACTTTTTGACCATCTCTCTGTAGGTGTACTTGAAATACGCACCCTTCTCATTTGGCTTGATTCCGCCGATTGCATAATAGGCTCTCTTGTCCATGCGAATGTCGTTTCCGTTGGACTGATCGATCACCATATCCCCGTCCTCAATCCATGCATGAGGGAATCTCTTACCCTTCACCGCCCCCTGTCCGCGAACCAATGCATGAACCAAGACCGTTCCCTTTGGGTCTTTGGCTTTCAACTGCTTTCCAAAGAAAGAAGAGTTATAGCGCATCATGAGGTTGACTGCGGTTTCCATGCAGTCTCCGTCACCATTGTAGCCTTCGGAAATATAAGTCTTGAAATTGATCATGCACAGTATCTATGAAAAACAACAGGGAGCCTTTCGGCTCCCCGCTGTTCGAAGTAGCGAATTGTTGAAATCAGAACTTGATGCCAAGTCCAGCCTTCACGACAACATCGGCTTCCTGCGTGGAAACCTGTTGGGTGACGGGGACAAGAACAGCGGCGTTCAGATTGACATTCGATGCAACATCCCACTTGGCAACAGGACCAAGGAAGAGTTGATACTCGTCAACATTGACATAGTACAACTGATCGAACTGTACGCCGAAATTCCAAGAATTCCAAGCGTAGGAAAGATCAGTCACAAGAGTCAGTACATCAGAGTCGGTCTTTGCTCCGAGCCAAGTGATATACGAACCACCACCAACGAAGCGGTAGTCAACGCTCTGTGCAAAGTCAAGAACCCATACATCGCAGTTGAACTTGGCGTTGAGATAGGGATTCACATTCGCGTTGCGGAAATACTCCGTACCAACGGGAATGTAGATGCCTCCACCGACACCGATGTTCCAATCACCAATCACGCTGTTCTTTCCGCCAAACAGGTGACCCCACTTACCACCAAGGTCAATGTTGCTGACCGAGGTGTGATCATCCTGCGTATACACGGGGACATTCAGGTCAACGACAACATCCTTGGTGAGGTTGAATCCGAGATTCTGATTCAGCCCAACAAGCGTAGTGCCGTTTCCCTTGAAGGTGTTCAACTGGATGTTCTCATTGAAGTACCAGTTGTTGACATCAAAGAGCGGAGCAGGGGCAGCGGGCGCAGCAGCCTGTGCTACGGCGAACTGTCCTACCGTTAGAGCGGCAACGATTGCCGTGGCATAAGAAAGTAGTCTCTTCATCATTTCTCCTTTGTAACAAGCCCTACCCACAATGGGTAGGGACAGATATGTAGGGGAGAAGGGTAGCAGAAACCTACGAACGAGTCAAGTTTTGAACTTTACTTTTTGCCAATCCGGAATGTCTGGCAGACTGCTGTTTGACACCGACTGTAAGTTCTTTGCACCAGCCGCTTTAAGCCACAAAAGAATATTGTCTCTTCTTTCCTTTGCGGCTAGTGCATTCTTAATTTCCCACGGAAGCATTTCGTGCTTTTCCCATTGAAATTCTCTCTCTTGCTCCGATGCACGCTTTGCTCTATCGATTTTGAAAGCATGCTTTCTTCTTGCGTCTTCTTCATTATCAGCATCACCGTCACCATCAACAACATCTACTTGAAAATCAAATCCATAACCCATGACTGATGTAGTCATGCCTTCTAATAGTTTTGCTTTTAATTCAGAGTAGACCATGTGCGCTCCGTTGATATTTATTCCAGAAGATATTGCTAGATAGAAGGGAGATTGTCATGCCGAGATTCAGACTAGGTTCCGCAAAATTACCATTCATTTCAGAAGTGATGGAAACTCAATCTGTCGATGAGCAATCGGCAAATTCCGCATCGACACAAGTTCAAGCACCAATCGATCCGTGTCCCATTCCCGAAGAATGCTTGCAGATACTTCAAAGACTTGACGCGGAAACCTTGGACAAATGCATCAAAGCAATGCGTAATGGAATTGCAGGAAGCCCAACACCAACAGAGAAGGGCGTACTTCGAAGAATTGCAAATGCAATCGGCATAGACGATGTGGTCGCCTTGTCTTGGTCACCCACCTATAAGTTGTATTTTCCTTAATCCCTCTTCTTGAGAGCAGCCTTCATTTGAGGACTGATCTTGCTGTTGGGGTTTGGATAAATCTTCGGAAGTCCCTGTCTTGAGAATTCAATCCCTCGGCGCGTTGGTGCTTTCTCGCCACCCTTTACCAATATCTTGCCATGTCTTTCTCTACCCATTTTTACCACTCTTTCTCCACGCTGAATCGTGGGGATGAACTATCTTGTAGTTGCTCTTGATGACTCCATCAGCCTTCATCTTCTTGATGTACTTCTCAAGGTAGCGCATCAATTCATACTTGTTTTCAATCGGCGGTTCCGTCATGGGAGGAACCGTTGCAATGACTTTGATGGACTTGCCATAACCGTTGACAGAATCGTAGTGAACCTGTACACGACCGACAATTTCTTCCTTGAGTTGCTTGTAGGTTTTCATGCCGCTATTTAGCATTTTTGCAGAACTTGAATTCTTAAATTTGTGTTGTCTCAAAAGGCTAATCCAACTAAATACTTCGCTGACAGAATTTAGAAAATGAAAGAAGAGGATCAACACAATGGAGGCTCCTATGGGATTTCTTACACCAGAATTTTTGTCCCTGATTGGCGGCAGCGCAGTTGGCTTCATCTTTCGTCACATGGCGGAAAAACGCCAGAACGACAAGGAAGCCTTCGAAAGACTGATGGCTGCAAATCAGCGCACCACAGAGAATCAAGACAAGGCAGTAGAACGAGTTCCTGTTGATGTCGGTCGCGGCATCCGTCAACTCATCGTTCTGTCGGTATTGTTCTCCACATTGCTTGCACCGTTCATCCTTCCGTTCTTCGGTGTTCCGACTTTCATCGAAGTCGATCAGGCAAACCCCGAAGGTCTATTCGGTCTGTTCCCTGCATACACGAAAAAGTTCTTCGTTGAGGTAAATGGATTCCTCTACACATCAGAGAATCGACAGATACTCGTAAGCATCATAGGCTTCTACTTCGGTAGTGCAGCCGCATCCAACAAATCGTGAGGTACAACATGAAGAAGAATCTGTTTTCAATCTTGGCGTTTGCCCTGCTTGCGGTATTGATGGTTTCTTGCAACACCGATCCGGAAATCAAGCCCGACATCTCTGGCGACAGCGCAATGCTGATTAAAATCAAGAGCGACATTGAGCAAGGAAAGCAAGTCACCACGGGCTATGCGTGGGTATTGTGGTATCTTCCCGTAGTTTTCTTAGTGGTTGCTTGGGGATGGAAGGAATTCATCAACAAGAAGCCTGTCAAGGAGTGCGAGAACTGCGGTGCAATTGACGGCAAAGTAACAGGAAGAAAGACCAAAAAGAAGAAGAAGCCGACTGTTGTACAATCGGCTCCCTCATCTAATCCTCCCGCACCACCGGCTGCACCTTAAGGCGCAATTAGTTCGGGCTGCTGCTCGTATCTGCCACGCTGACGCTGCGGACTGCCCTGCTTGCCTTCGGGTCTGCGAACCTCTCCTGCTCCTTGATGGAGCGGAGCGGTAGGCTGTCGAAAACGCGGAGCCATCACCAAGAAAAGAGTTGCGACTGATGCGATCAATGTAGCCCATTGAACCCAAGTGATGTGTAGTGTCTTTACATTCTTGCTTGCCATTTTGAAATTCTCCTTTGCCTCTCGGCTTTATATGTAGCCACATAAATAGAAGTACATCCAATGCTTCGGGTTGGATTCGCAAACATTTTTCGCTTACTTAAAGGAGAAATCATATGACAGAGTACAACAGTTTATCGGTTTGTCGTGGCGATCTTTTCAATTCGCTTACAAGGTACGGTCTCGGTTGGGATCAATTCTTTAAGACACTTGATCCACTTCTTGACAACATCGCGGCGAGTTCCTCAAACTACCCGCCATACAACATCGTTGAAAACGGGGACATCTATCAGATAGAGATGGCTGTCGCCGGTTTCAAGGAATCGGATTTGACCATTGAATTCAAGCAAAATCGCTTGACTGTATCGGGCGCAAAGCAGTCCAAGGAAGACAAGACCTATCGTTACCAAGGACTTGCCTCGCGCTCGTTCCTCCGTTCCTTCCTTCTTCCTGAACACACCGTGGTGAAGGGAGCATTGCTGAAGGACGGTATACTCACGATTGACTTGCAATATGTGCTGCCTGAAGAACTGAAACCAAGGCAGATTCCGATCAAGACTGCATGAAAGAAACCCCCGTCCGAAGCGGGGGTTATTTCTTGATTCCATACAGGGCTATTGCAAACTTGTCAGGAAAAGTCTGAATCTTCATCGTGACTTCTTCCCATCCCTCGTCCTTTGCCTTGTTTGCTTCCTTCAGCATCAAGGTCGCGGCGAGAGCCGCGCTGATGTCTTCCTCAATCTTGAATGACACGGAACGAATGTGATGCTTTTTCTGCATCAGACTGTTTATGATTTTTCCGATTTAGCCTTTGCGAGGAAAGCGGCTTTCTCTTCCTCGGTGAAGCAAGTGCAGCAATCCCATTCGGGATCTTCCGCAGGACCAACTAGGAGTCCATCAAACTCATTGCAGAAGTGCCAACCCTTCTCCCGCTCTTCGGGAGTCAGTTGCTTGGACTCATCATCCATGAGTTCCCTCCAACGGCTCAACATCATTCCGTTGCCGACATCGGGGTCTTGTTCACTCATCCTTGCCTTTCCCCCATCCAGAACCATGCTGATATGCGGTGATGATGGAATCTTTTGCATCCGTTGCCGTCTGACATTGGACACGCAAAACACGAATCTCCTCGGCTGCATCACGGCAGACATCGGAAACCTCTCGGTTTGCATCTCGCCACTTGAGAGCCATCTCCCTCAAACGATGTTCAATGTCTTCCATGTTCAAATCTTTCGACTGCGGAAGCGTGTAAGGATTGCGGAAGCAAGAAGCACAACTGCGCTGCCAGGCGCGGGAAGGCAAGGATCATCTCCTGCCACTCCACCGACTGTTGGCGTAAAAGGCATTGCCACGCTCTGAATGTAATCAAACTGAATCGGAATGGAGAACTGCTGATCAACGAATGTGTAGGTCTTTGTCAGATGTCCGTTGAGGAACACGCGGTGAATCCAGAATCCATCTGAGAATCCCATGAAGAGAGTCTCGGGAATGTTCACGCTTTCCGTTGGCTGCACAAGTGCGACCCCCGTAGGTGTCGGTGCGGTGTATGCGAGTTCCCACTTCAGCGGTGAAGTGAAGGAATGATTCTGATATACCCCGTTCTGTGCTGTTGTGTTGTAAAAGAAATTGCCCGTGCCGTAAAATGTAGTTTGCGCGATACTCATTGTGTAACCCCCATTGTGTAGAAACTTGGAAACCCCCCTCGTCAACACTTCGTGGGCATGGTGACCCTTTGACGAGAGGGGTGTTCCGAACTATTTATGCTCTTCGCTCTCCGAATCGGCAAGTCTCTTCAGAGCCGTGCCGTAACGACCATTGATGTTTTTCAGCGATTCCTTGATTTCCGGATCAACATCAATCAACTCATATCCCTTCGTCATGCGGCAGTCGCCACACACGGTGCGATAGTAATGTCCATGCCTTGACATTGCGCCGCCAAGACCGCAGAACTCACAGATATGCTTTGAGTCCTTTTCGGTCTGCATGATCTTGTCGTAGATGAAGTCATCTGCTCCGTTCACATAGACGCGAAGCCCGCCGAACTTCTCCTTGATTTGCTCAACCACGAAGTTCTTCCTGACCTTGGAATTCTTGGGTAGCGTGACAAGATGCGACTCAATCGAATCAAGCATTCGCTCAATCAGCGTCAGCCATCCACCGTTGCATTCGATGTTGCTGTATAGCCACTCGGGACTGTTCTTGAAAGACAGCGGGTAGTTGTCCACCAACTTGGTGTTCCAATTGGTCTTCATGTTGGATAAGAATAACACGGGCTTGCGCCCGTGTCAATGCCAATTTTCGTTGTTTTGATTTTAACTTTTCTTTCAGGAAAGTTTAGACAATATGGTAATTGCCTGGTTGGCATATTCCTCTACTGCGTCCATGTTTCCGCGCTTTGCCGCAATGCGAATGCTCTTGATGTCATTTTCAGCCAAACCGCAAATGCGCTCAATCTGCGCCGCGCTCATTGCCTCGTTCATTGGTTCGGCGGTCTTTCCTTCCATGATGCTTCTTGCTGCATCGGTCAGGGGCGCAGTCATGTCATCTCTGAATGGATTTTTCTTGGGTAGTTCCATGTCTTGTCCTCTTGGATTATTTAGGAATCGGGTTGTATGTTCTTTCAAATTCAGCCTTGGCGATTCTGTAAAAACCGCTGCCGTCCTTTTCACGAACCACATAGTCGCCCTTCTTGAGAATCATGTCCTCTCCCCAAGGGGCGCGGAAAGTGACGGCGGCTGCGCCCTCGTACCTAGCCACCATGCGATCTCCCTGCTCGGGATGCACCTTGCCTCCGATCTTTCCCTCGTACAACTTCGGGAACTTCTCGGCTCGGATCACATACTTCTCGCCGCTCACGCCGCACATGATGATGTCGCCTTGGTTGGCGGTGTTGCGTGTCTCCTTGCCATCGGGAAGGACGGTGATCACGGTGATGCCATTCGTTGGATTCACGCCGTATGACAACTTCGGCATACGGGTCATCATGCCTTCCTCAAGGTCAAAGAAGGAATACATCAACTTCCTCTTCTTGACGGGGCGATAGTCCAACGATGACAACATGCTGTGTGTGGTGAATGGCTGCATGGTCAGGGTCTTGCTCTCAGTTCCTTAAGGACATTCAAGTCCTTGTGCTTGGTTCCGCCATCATATCCCCAAGCGTAGCCTTTTGCAACCATTATTTCGTTGAGGCAAGCACCGTCCTCCGCGTAGAGATTTGCAAGGATTCTGCCGTATTTGTCATCCTTGGATGTCACCGCCCTGATTTTCTTGTGCGAGGCAATCCAATCCGCAACGAAAGCCTTGGCTTCCATGCCCATTCGCTTTTCCTCATCATTGGTGGTATGCGTTTCCGGAGTGTCGATGCCGTCCAACCGAATGCGCTGCTTGCTAAACATGCTGAACCCAAGGTCAAATACAACATCGACCGTATCTCCATCGACAACCTTGATGACTTCCTTGATCTGATATTCATACATCGTGCTTACCTTTCATCGGCGGTTCATTTCTTCCGCCACTTGTTGTTGTTCCTCGAACGATTCTCGTAACGGGTGATCAGTCGAATGTTGCCCTTCTTGTTGTTGAGGGCGTTGCCGTCCTTGTGGTCGATCTCCTTGCCATCGTTCGACTTGCCCTCACGACCCAACTGCCGCAGAATGCGCTTCCTCGCGGTCTTCTTCTTCATGGCAAGACGCTGCTTGGGAGTGGGATTGTCGCCGCCGTACATCTTGCGGTACTCAGCCTTGTAGTCACGCTCTTCCTTTAGTTCGGAATAAAGTTGCGAGAATGTTTTCATTCGAAATCCTTTACCAATTTCTTGAATTCCTTGGTCTTGGCGAATGCGTCCGCACCCTTCACGCCGATCATGGTGGCTGCACGGTTGTACACATACTCCCTTGACCGCTTGCCGAATTGCTTGCTTGATGAGTTGGTAACGATGCCGTCCACGATGCTGTCTGCATTCACATATACCGCGACAGGAAGCGGGGCATTGCCGACTCGGATGACCTCACGCTCTTTCTTCACGCCCTTTCCATAGATCGATATCTGCTTGACCACATCAGGACTCAAGAGCGTATCGGTTCTCTTCAGGTTGACTTCGAAGATAACGCCGATTGGATTTTCCAATCCCGACATATTGCTTGTTGCGAACTCCTCTGCGGTGCGCCATTCGTCAGACCATGACTGTGCATCGTAGCGGCTCTTGTATGTTCCCTTTGCAATAAGCCATTCGATGTTCCCGATCTTCTTCGTTTCTCCCGTAAAGTCGTACTTGGATACGATTTTCGTGCTTCGCATCACGCCACGATATGCCTTGCCGCTCCACGATGCCCACGGCGCACGGTTCTTGCATGACATGAGTTCGTGGAACACCTTGATCATTCTCGCCTTGCGACCGCCCTGCGCTTCGAACCAATCGAAGAACGCTTCCTTGACCTTTTCCAACTCATCGATCCACTTTGCGGAGGCATCGGGGACATCGCCCTTGATCAGGTCTACGAACTTGCTTGGCTTCGGATTGGCAAGAAGATCGCAGATCGTGTAGGGGTTGGCGAGTATCTTCTTTTCCTCTGCATCCATCTTGCGGTAGAGCGCATCATTATACAATTCCCGCTTGATCATGCCATTCACGCCCTTGAGATCATCAAGGATTTTCTTCCAATCAGACTTGGTATTGCCCTGCATGATGAGATAGTCGGCAATGATCAGTCTTTGCAGAATCTCCTTCAGGTTCTTGACCGTCTGATTGACAAGACCTGGCTTCTTGATTGCCTTCTTCAGGGCTGCAATGCCGTTCTTGCGAAGCCTCTCCGCTTCAAGGGCTTCGGGCTTCGATGCTTCGGAGATGTATTTCTTGAAATCCTTCATCTCACGACCTCATGTACGCATCGCGCTTTGCCTTGGTGTCAAGGAGGCTCATCTTGGGATACCCCATCTTGCTTGAAGATGTGTATTCGCTGACATCGATCCGTATCGTCTGCTCATCGATGTTGTTCATTGCGGCGATTTGTTCGATCTCCCGTATCGCAGCCTTGATGCTCTTGCGGTCGGAACCCTCAAGAGTCCCGCCGAAGGACTTGATGTGGAACTCGCCGCCATAGACACGAAGCCATCCACGCTTGTAGGCAAGCATGGATATCGGGAGGCTTGAGTCTATCTCCTCTTTGTCGATCATGTTCAGAATGATTTCGGCGTTCATCGGGGGCAGACCGCGCTCTGCCCTTGACTTGTTGTTCCACAGCCCACGACCGGCTTCCTCCTTCGCAGCCTTCAGCAATTCATCTTGCGAAATGCCGAACTTCTCGGGGTTATTCACGATCTTCGTGACATGGTATCCCTCATTGGATGTGCTGAAGGTGAACCATCCCTTGGTCGGATGCCACCATCCAGGAACCATGTAGTCCTTCTGCATCCACGGAAACGGTTTCCTCGGAGCGAGAGCAGCCTTCTTTTTCTGCGCCGCAGCCAATGCGTCCGCAGCGGCTTTCGCCATCATGCTTCCGTACCTCGCCTTCTGCATCGCATCGAAGGCAACGGGATCGAACGGCTTTTTCCGCTTGGTCGCGGTCGCCGCCTCGGTCAATTCAAGGATGAGTTGGGAGTATGTCTTCATCTTCTCTTCCGCGATTTTTTCAACCGATCCTCATCGTCTTTTTCCAAAGGACTTTCTTCCCCGCAAGACGATCCCATACATCCCGCATCAACTGACGGCGACCCATCTCAAGTTGGGGATTGCCCCAATTGCCGCGACTGGCTGTGGCAGTCCATGTGGATTGGAAATGGGTGATCTTTGCAAGAGGGCTGTCGCTGTCTGCAACGAACCCATGCCACTCATGGGACTGCCTCCATGCGCCGCCTTTTGAGGAATCTCCCACGGAACCCGTGTCGATGACGATGAAGTGAACATCCTTGCCCTTGATCACATCATCGTGCTTGGGATAGCGTTCACTCAACTTGACGGCATTGAGGAATGAGTCAACCGACCGCATCCAACGCTCGTCAGAGGCGGATTCCTTCATCTGTTCCTGCTTCTTCTTGCGTCCTTGGCAATGCGCCCTCTGCGAGAAGCCCTTGGGATTGTCGCAGTCGATGGAACGCTCGTACTTCCTTGACCAATCCTCACCGATTCTGTACTTCTTGAGAATCGCATTCAACTTGGCACGGATCTCCTTCTGCCTCGGAGAGCCAGGAAACGCCTTCAATGCAGCGATCTGCAAGCGACCCGCCTCGCGGCGATCCTCGGGATTCATCATCGCCCAAGGATCCTGAAAATCCTTGAAACCGCCCTTTGCCTCGGTGATGTGAGTCAAGAAAGACTTCATGGATCACTTCTTGTATTTCTTGAGTTCACGGATCACCATCGAAAGATCGTTCATGATCTCCGTGTTGCCATGCTTGGACGGACTCATCGATTTCCTGTGGATTGACTCAAGGTGGTACAGCAAGCCATCGAAGAAGTTCAGCATCTGTTCGTGACCCTGACGCAACGATCCTGCGATCTGGTGAAGAGCCGCCTGTTCGGGAGTGAACCCGCCGATGTTCTTCTTTCCCTTGAGGGTCTTGGCATATTCCACGATGTCCTTTGCAAGGTCATCCATGTCCGTGAAGTACTTCATGCCTAGGGCTTCCTCCGTCAGGGATTGACTTTCCTGACTTTCCTGACTTTCAAGATTCGCCTCTTCCGTCATCACGCTGCCATGCTTGTCCATCCACATGGCGATTGCCTTGAGCAACTGACGAGGAGCGAACCGTATCTCCTTGTCGCTGATGATGCGGGTCTCGGTTCCTGGCAATGCCGACATCTTCAGTTCCCACGGAGAGGTCGCTCCCTTGGTACGGTAGACCTTGTAGGGAGAATAGGTGGTCTTGGTGTTCTTCTTCGCGGGTTCTTCGATGTAGCCGACCTGACCCTTTCCCTGAATGCTGATCGTCCATCCCTTGATGCTTCCCTCGGTGAAGGGAGTGAAGCGATACTTGCCGATGGTTGTCTGCAAGGCTTCCTCAATGTGAATTTTTTGAATGCCGTCCCAATTGTCGTTGAATTTGTGCATGATAGCCGCTCCTCCGAAGGCTTGGATATTTAGGATTCCGAAAGTGCGACCTGTTTTCGGGGGGATGTACCAAAGGATTTTTTGCGATTTCGGGAAATCCGATTTCACAAGGTTTTCAAAGGTGGGGGGATGGGGGAGAGCCTATGGGGAAATCCGTAAGTGGATTGGGGCGGGATGGGGGAATCGTAAGTGTTTTGGGAAGGTGGTAAGTGTTTTGGGACACGAACCCCTCCGTGTGTGTTCTAGAAAACTTCTTACCCCTAGCCCCCCTGTTTCCCAATTCACTTACGAAAATAAAGGGTGGGGGTCGCGTTTCCAAAAATTGAAATCACTCGTATATGCCTCACACACACTACTCTCTCTCTGTACTCTCTCTCTGTACACACTCGCATACACTCTGCTTCGCATGAGTCTGCGATCACACTACTCTCTCTCTTACTTGCTCTTACTTGCTCTTCATCTGTGTGAGTCTTCGCTTGGTCGTTGGCTTTGACAGATACTCTTCTACTTCTGCAAGTGCCAGCAATTTGAATGCGACATACAAATTGGATGATTTCTTTCCTTCTACATCTGACAGTATCTGTAGTAGTTGAGAGGCGGGGCGGGTGCCGACCATTTGGGCTAGGCGATTTAGGTCATTTTGAATATCTTTCTTCAAATATGAAAGCCGCCATAGACCATATCCTGAAATGTAGACTTGCGGATCTGTCAGGTCGCCTTCGGAGTAGTCCAGATGGCGAGCGACCTTGCCGTTGATTTCCAAGGTTTTCTTTGTCTGTTCGTTGAGAGTTTCGTCAACTTGTAAGCCATCGAGAGGTGCTGGCGCCGCCTGCTGGTTGTTCGAGATGGGAAAAAGTTCATCGAACTTCAAGGTTGATAGGTTGAGTGTTCTTTGGATTCGGTCTAGCATTTGTCCTACCTGCGCTCGCACGCACGAGTGTGACTGATGAAAAGTCACGGCTTTCTATTTAGATTCAAGGTTGATTCGTTGGGTTTGTGATGGGCGGAGGGCTGCCTGCCGGAGTTCCCGCGGCAACTTCGCACATTTTCAAACTTGGATTTGAATAAAAGAAAACCCCCCGCCCGAAGGCGAGGGGTGGTTGAATCTACCGTTGCAGCGGGGGTCAGGAGACTTTCACAGGAGACCCATCACAATGATTGCTCCTGACCCCCACCGCACTAGATCGACAGGGTTCAGTACGAACCGCTGAAGATGTAGTCCAGGTAGTTCGGGTAGCCGTACCGGCGCAGCGAGTTGCGGCGGAAGGCGTTGCGGTCGGCGGTCTCAAGGATGAGAGCCTTGTGACCCCACGAATACTTGCGCTTCATGCCGTTGTCGAAGGTGACGGTGACGGTGCCGTTGTCCTCGTTGCGGACGATCTTCTCAACGAAGATGTTCGGCTCACCGTGCATCACGAACTCATCACCCTCCATGAGGTTCTGAGCGGCAACGCGGCTGCGGCGAGTCTTGTTGGAACGGCTGGTAGCAGTAATGGGCATAGTGAAATCTCCTAGGAGGATGCGCCTTGATCCATCAAGCCCTGATGGGAGGCTGGTGAATGGAAACCAACATGGTTTCCGAAATCCTTCAAAGTGGTTTCCCACTTTGGAGGACGGTTGGGGCGTGACCCTCGCCCCGTAGGTTTCCCTCACTCAAACCGCAGCGGCGGCGGGTTCGGTGGCAGGGGCGTGAGCCGCCTTCCACTCGTTGTACTTTGCCCACGGGAGGGAATAGACGGCGCGGGAAACAGTAAAGGTGCCGCTGTTGGTGAGCCACGCGGGCCAGCGAATCACATAACCGAGCGGACCGGTCTGATTCGGCTGAAGGGAGTTCTTGAAATTCAAGAGATCGGTTCGCGTCACCGTGGCGGGCTGTCCGTGAACAGCCTCGTATGCGGCGAGGAAGTTAATCTGACGCTTGTTGAGGTTGATGTCGTTGATACTCATTGGTTGTTGTCTCCGAAGAGGTTAGAGGAAGTATACCCGATTGTCAACGGTTGTCAATAGGGTATGGAAAATTATTTTGCAGGACAGGACGGGGGATTAGCCCGTCCCGTGGATTTCAATTTTTCAGAACGGCGCGGTGGTCGCCTTGGCGGTCTCCTGCTGCTGCGGGGCTGCACCCGCGTTGGCGGCATCGGGATCGGCGGGAGTAGCCTCCTCATCGATCTTCTTGTAGAGGGAGAGGAAGGCTTCCGCCGTCACATCGTCAAACCGCCCCACACCGTGGCGCACGGCAGTCAGCCGATCACCGAAGATGCAGAACCCGTTGACAATCTGAACGAGGCGGCGGGTCGTGATGACCTCCTCGCTCACGCCCTCATCGTAGGACTTGCGGATGGCTTCCGCCCAACGGACGAGAGCGTCCGCGAACTTGTCATCCACGCAGCCCGAGGACTCCATGACCTTGGTGAGAATCTTCTTCTCAACCGCCGCCTTGGGGTACTCCTGCTTGAGCATGATGTTCACGCGCTCAAGGAAGGCATTGTTGAGAACTCGCGTTCCCGCGAACTTGCCCGTATCGTCACCGAGACCCTTGGTGTTGCCCGTCAGGACAACGGTGAAGCCAGGCGCGGGACGGACCCACTTGCTGATCTTCTTCAGGTAGACGGGCTTGCCCTCAAGGACGGGCTGAAGGCACATGATCTTGTCCGAGCCAAGATCAACCTCGTCAAGCATCAGAACGCCGCCCCGCTCCATAGCGAGGGCAACCGGACCGTAGACGAACTTGGTCTCGCCGTTGATGAGGCGGAAGCCGCCCAACAGATCGTCCTCGCTCGTTTCGGGCGTGATGTTCACGCGGAAGTACTCGCGCTCAAGCATGGCGCAGACCTGTTCGGTCGTGAAGGTCTTGCCGTTACCTGACAGACCCCAAACATAGACGGGGAAGAATCGTCCGCTCTTCACGACATCGTAGATAATGTCGTGGTTGCCCCACGGGACATAGTTCGGATCGCGGGTCGGCACGGTCGCCTCGCCGCTCATCACCGCCAAGTCAAACGAGGACTGCGTGACGGGAGCCGATTCTGCCATCGGCGGCGGGGTGACGGGAGCAGCAGCGACCGCAACGGGCGCAGGGCGCACCGTGACGGGCTTCGGATCGGTGGCAGCACCGTTGGCGGGGAGGCGATACTTGCCCCATGCCACGCGGTACTTACGGTCGTTGACGAACCACGCGGGAATGGGCAAGCCAGCCCGCTCTGCGGCTTCAACAACCAATGGACGGGTGATCTCGCGGGAGCCTCGCGTCAACTCATACGCGGCGGCGAGGAACTTGGCTTTTGCTTCTGAACGCTTCATTGCGGTAGGGGTCTCCTTGACTTCTGAATATTACGCGATCCTTTCTGAAAATGCAAGCCCCTTGACCGCACCAAATGCAGATTTTTTTAAGTCCAATAACTTTCACGCGGGTGCGCTCTACTATAGAGGGGCGGCTGCAAAGTCCGATAATCTTTAGGTATCCGATAACCTTAATTACAGAATACAATATCGTCTATTATTTGTTAAAGTCCGCATAACACGATTTGAAGCATGGGCTTGCATTTGGGCGCGGGATACCGTATACTTGGGGCGTGACCCCTACTGCGACAAAGCCCGCTCCGAGTTTGAATCGCCGCCAAGTCGAATCCTTGTCGCTTGTTGCGCGACTCCTTGCGGCAGAGAACATCCGCGTTCAGCACCTTGCCAACGCCGCGACCGCCTCGTTCGATACGAAGTCGCGGACGCTTGTGCTTCCTGTTTGGAAGGCGATGAACGGCGACCTCTACGACATGCTGGTCGCGCACGAAGTGGCTCACGCCCTCTACTCGCCCAGCGGCGACACTTGGGTCGCTGACCTCATTCAGATGGTTGGCGAGAAAAACTTCAACAAGTTGAAGATGTATGTGAATGTCGTGGAAGATGCGCGTATTGAGCGCATGATGAAGGATCGCTACGGCGGTCTCCGCTCCACCTTTGCCAAGGCTTACCGCGAACTGACGGTGACGAACCCGAAGTTGCTTGCCCTTGACCGTGATCTCAACGATCTGCCGCTGATTGACCGCGTGAACATCCACTACAAGGTTGGATTCGCGGTCACGGTTCCGTTCTCTGCCGAAGAGATGGCTCTTGTGAAGCGGGTCGCGGAGACCAAGACTTGGGACGAAGTGGTTGCCCTTGCCAAGGAACTCTACGATCTCTCCAAGCAGCAGAAGCAGCAGAAGCAGGACGAGCAGAACGGCGGCGAGGATTCCTCCCCGCAGGGCAAGTCTGGCGGGGAGCAGGGCGAGGGCGAGGAATCGGAGATGACTTCTGGTTCCAACGATTCCGACAGCGAGGATGATTCCCCTGAGCGCGGCGAGACCGCTGACGAGGGCGAGAATCAGGACGCGGGTGAGTCCACCGAAGGCGGCGAGGAGTCCGATGAGGAAGCCGATGCCGATGGTGACGCTGCCACGGGTGACGAGTCCGATGGCGAGAAGGGTGAGGAGACCGATGCCAAGAGCAAGGGCGGCTCCTCCACCAAGAACGATCAGAAGAGCAAGTCCGATAAGCCGCAGAAGAGCGAAGAGTCGGACGCTGAGGCTGACGAGTCGCTGACTGAAAAGGCAATTGAGGAACTCTCCAAGAAGAATCTTGAGAATTCCGATGTGGCTCACGCCAACTCGCAGAACACGGTCACGATGCCCGTCTTCAACACCGAAAGGGGCGTGGTCGATTTCAAGGAAGTGATCGAAGACCTCAAGATCATGGCTGACAAGGGCAACGGTTACGCCCTGTATCAGCAGTTCCTCGCCAAGAACAAGACCGCAGTCGCCGCCCTCGTTCAGGAGTTCATGCGCCGCAAGGCTGCTGACGAAGCGCAGCGGACGCGGACTGCCGACACCGGCAGCATCGATCCGACCCGCCTGTGGGCTTACCGCGTGAGCGATGAGATCTTCGGCTCCTACGAGACCAAGCGCGAAGGCAAGAATCACGGAATCGTCTTCCTCGTTGACTGGTCGGGTTCCATGAATGTGATTCTCAAGGAAACCGTTGAGCAACTCTGCTGCCTTGTGCAGTTCTGCGCGGCGGCGGGCATCCCCTGCGATGTCTACGCTTTCAGCAACGGGTATTTCAAGGATTACGACCGCGACTCCAAGTCTTACTGGTCGAATCAGTCGGGTCAGGTTCGCCCCGATGCCGTGACGCTGATTCACTTCCTCACCGCCTCGGCGCGTCCCGCCCAACTCAAGACCGCGATGGCAGGTCTCCTCGCTTGGGCAAACAAGGGTTCGCAGGGCTACGGCTACTCGTTCGGCAAGAATTCCAAGAATCAGGTTGTCGATACCAAGTACACCCTGAACGGCACCCCGCTCAACGCCGCCCTCGCCGCCATGAACACCATCGTCCCGCAGTTCAAGGCTCGGACGGGGGTGCAGATCGTCAACCTCTGCGTCCTCACCGATGGGGACGCGACCGACCGCATCAACCTCACCTCCACCTCGGACGGCGGGACTACTGGTCTCCACCAACGCGAGGGCAACATCGGTTGGCGGCACGACTTCAGCAAGGTCACCCTTCAGGGCAAGCGGGCTGTGGTCGCCTACGAGGGACGCGAGGCTGACCTCCTGCGCTTCCTGCGGGTTGAGCAGGGCATCAACGCCCTTGGCTTCCGCATCGATTCCTCGCGCAGCCTGAGCAGCACCATCAAGTACATCTCCTCGGGAATCGCCAAGGATACCGAAGAGTACAAGCAAATGACCAAGATGGGCTACGAGACCTACATCAAGACGAAGCAGAAGTTCCTGCGCGACAATGATTGGGTTTCGGGCAACGATTGGCACGGCTACACGGAGTGGTTCGGCGTGAGCAACCTCAAGACCGATGAGACCGACTACCTCAACGATGTCGGCAGCGAGTCCACCAAGGCTGCACTCGCCAAGGCTCTGAGCGCAGAGATCGGAAAGTCCAAGGCTAGCCGTCCGCTGATGGCTCGGATCGCGCAGCGCGTGAGTGTGAGCGCGAAGTAAAAACAGGAGAATGCGAGTGAACTGAAAAAATTCTGTGAGTGCAAGAAAAATCCGACCGGAATTTCCAAAAAAGTTGACTCGGTAGGGTGAACGCTAACACAGACACACTCCTACGCACTCCTCCACACTCCTCCCCTCTTCCGCCCTCTCCTCCACTCTACCCCACATTCCCCCACCCTTCCCCACGCGGGGCGCACATCGGGATTTCAACGAAGGATTTCCAAAAAACCTCATTCTGGCATTCCTGACAAGGTTTTTTGCTTGACACATCCTTCCCCTCTCCCTATACTCTCTTTCAACCCATGACCGATCCCACATCCATGCACAGACCGCTCTTTCGCTCACGGATTGACTCTCCCACGATGAATGCCTATTCGTTTCAGAAGCATTCAACCCTGATCAGATTTTCAAATGGGTATGCCATCTCCATCGTCTATGGGTATGCCATCTACAGCAGGGACATGAACGGGGATTCGTTTGCCAAGACCTTTGACCAAGACTTGGAAGTGAATTCCGCAAGTGCCGTAGAGGTCGCAATCTTCGATCCAACAGGTGAGTTCATCAATTTCAAGGATGGGCAGCAAGCCAAGGCTTGTGTTCCTCCCGATGAACTAGCCGACATCATCGTGTGGGTCAAGAACCTGAAGAACCCCTGAAACTTTAAAAAGGAAACACCATGAATTTTGAAAAGCCCAAGCCCCCGCAATCAATCATGCTCCTCGCCGCAGTCGCAGTCTTCATGCTCTACTGCCTCATCGTCTTCATCGGAGAAGCCCTGCTCTTCGGTGCATACCAATTCCTTCGGGATCGTGGATGGACATTCTGGGAGGCGACCATGATCGTGACCTCCGTGTTTGGCATCCTTGCAATTCCAACAATCGGCAGAAAGTTGCTGAAGTGACCGCTGGTCTTTACCATGCCCTTGAGGAGAAGGACGGGAAATGCCGTTTCGTCTTCTATGATCCCTTTGGTTGGAATCGTCAGTCGCAGTCGATGCAGGAACCGGATCCTGAATCCAGGATTTCAATTTCCCTTCAGATCGGTCAAGTCCTGAAAGATGCCAATCCAAACGGCATGATCTATGCATGGGCGGATGCGCCTTCGGATCGTTGGATGGTTGGATCTCCTTCGATTGCATCTCCTGAATTCCTTCGAATCTCCTCGGAGGGAGGATGGCAGTCCTTCACGCGAAAGAGCGCAAGGGTTCTTTGGGATTGGCTCATCAAGCAGGAATACAGAATCATCGCCAAGGACCAGACAGTCGCACCGTATCCGCTCATGGGAAGGCGGTCGCGGCGAACCATGTTCGTGAATCCGACTCCCTGACCCATCACATCCAATCCCCCTGTTTCCGCAGCCCCCTCTTGCAGGGGGCTGCTTTTTCCATAAATACTTTCATGGATGAACAAGAAGACCTCTCGGACAACACCGTCTTCCTCGCCCAAGACCTTTATACGAGGGAGTTCGTGGATGTTCCGATATGGGTGTTCTGGCGCATCTTTCGGCAGAAGGACATTCGTGACTATTACGGCAACGATGCCTACACGCTGAACTGTGGATGGGTGGACATGGACAGGAGCAAGGTCTTTCAGCGTTTCGTTGAAACCAACGCAATCGTTGAGAAAAAGTTCAAGATGGCTGTCTGTGCCTTGGTCGCCGGTGAGACAGGCGACAACGAGCAGAACTGAATTTCAAGAAAGGAATCCCCCCCGTGGGCAAGAGAAAAAGCAGAATCACCTACATCATGGAATGCCCCGCAGGAAGGTACGAGTCGGGATGGTGGATCGGACTCGGATGGGCTATACTCTGCCATCGATGCTGGCACCTTTGGAAGCATCGGCGTTGGATGGATTGAGATGGTCTGACCAAGGAGATTTCGTCATGGAGAACTGCGAGGAACCCGTTCCTGAACGCATCTGCAACAAGTGCATGGTCATGAAGCCGATCACCGAATTCCACAAGGACAAGGGGCGGCGCGATCCGCTGAAGCGGCATCCCGTGTGCAGCAAGTGCCTGAAGAGGCACAACGAGGTGGTACGCAGGATCAAGAAGACAGCACCCCCGAAGCCCACCGTCTGCGAGTGCTGCGGAAGGAATCCCGACACCGACACGACCATCAGGGGATGGGCGATGGATCACAACCATGTCACGGAGGAGTTCCGTGGTTGGATATGCCAGACCTGCAACATCGGTCTTGGGCATTTCAAGGATTCTGTCGAAGGAATGATGAAGGGCATCGAATATTTGAAAAGGACGGGGGGCTAGATATTTCCATGAGAAACTTCACGGATCAGCAGACATACAACGCATGGCTTGATTCCCTGTACTGCACCGACACCAAGGAGAAGCACCTCAAGAGAGTGCAGCGGGATTCGTTCGATGAATCCACCGTCCTTGGTCGCTTCATGAAACTGCGGGGAAGGGGATTGATCGGTGAGGGAAAGACCTTGCTTCCGCCGTTTCCGAAGAACAGCGATCCACGGACGATGCAGGAATTGCGAAACATCCTGTATGTGCAGCAAGCCGCGACCGACAAGCAAATCGAGTTTTGCTTCAAGGTCGATGATGTCCGCGACCATTATCGATGGTGGGATCGGAAGATGTACAAGATGACGGGAGTCGGCTACGGCTTGAACTATTTCTTCAATTTGGTAGATCGATGCGATTCCTTCGTCCAATACCTGAAGTTGCAGTATGTCAGGGTTCGACCATACGACATCAGCGACAAACTCAACTTCGGCATCAAGGCAATCCTTGACAAGCCACGGACGGGTTCCTATCCATCGGGACACTCGTTCGATGCATGGATCATCGTCAACGAAATGGTCAAGCATCATCCTGAACACAGGGCAGAACTTGAAAAATTGGCATTGAAGGTCGGTGAAAGCCGCATGATCGCGGGACTGCATTACCAATCGGATCTTGACGCAGGACGGCTTGCCGCCACGATTTCCAATGAGGTGGATCACGAATGGCATGAATTGATGGAGAACAGCCAATCCTAAATATTCATCATGGAAGACTTCATTCAATGGCAAGAACTGTCGGAAGCCACCGGCGTAAACAAGGCTAGGGTCAACGCTGGCGAAATCGCCTTCGAAGACTCAAAAGGAACCCTTTGGAGAACGGTTCCCAAGAGTTGGACTTACTCCCCTCGTTATGCTCCCAACGCACCCAAGGTTTCGACCACGAAGAAGATCGGCGCAAAGCCGACCATGCAGATGGTTGAACTTCCCGCCTATGAAAAACTAGTCAAGAGCGTCAACAAGTGGATAGGTGACGGAAAGGCTGCACAGGCAAAGGGCGTGATCGTCATCACCGCCAAGGACGAAAGCGGAAAGCAGATCGTCTTCGGTCGCTACCTCTCAAAGGACTCCGAGCCTACCGCATTGGACAACAAGGATTTCACCGCAGTAGGATTCCCAAGGGCAACCAAGGGAGGGAGCCGCCTCGTTCAGTTGACCGCCAACCAATTGATCGCTGGCGCACCGACCGCGACATGGGCGGTGCATGGAGTGCCATCCGAACACTTCATCTTCACCAACCTGAATTCCTTGAAGTCGAAGATCCTCGAAAACATGGCTTCGAGCGGCTCTTCAAGCCTTCGGAATCCCCTCGTCATCGCTGAGACAAAGCGATTCCTTGATGCCATGCAGAAGACAGGGAATGCCAAGTACAACTGGAACAAGGTAGGACACCTGATGAACGATGAGGATCGCCGCAAGATCGGAATCTTCCTCGTATCCGAACTTGGCTGGCCCTTCATCGTTTGGGGTGCAGGAGCATCGATTGGCGCAGGATTTCCAGGCTTGAAGAAACTCAAGTTGTTTGCCGTGCCGACAGGTTCAACGAATGCCGCATATGACTCTTGCCTCAAGGGACTGTCGCCATCGGGCGAGGAAGTCTATGTCTATGTGTCATCGAAGGCTACGCTCGGTTCCGCAAAGGGAGCAAGAGGAAGCGCAATACCCAAACTCAAGAACGCAGCAGCCGCCGTGAAGGATGGCGCAAAGTTCAACAATCCATTCTTTGGTGCAATGGTTCCCTACATCAAGAACATCGGCGCAGGATCGCCAGGCGCAGGCATCGTGTTTGGGTTCGGCATCCGCGAGATAGCAAAAGTCAGTTCTTCCGTGATTCCCGATCCCGTGAGATTCTGGAACCTGATCGTTGCAATCACGGGTTACGAAGCAGGGCATCCTCTTCCTGCCGATCTTGCCGCAAAGAAGTTGAAGAAGTATTCAGCAGAGGAGATAGACCAAGCCAAGAAGGGAATACTCGCCGTGCAGAAGAAGTTTGCGGGCGGCATCACTCTTCCAGGTTTGCGTATCAAGGGAGAGATAGACCAGAACATAGCGCAGTTCACGCAGCCCACTCAATGGAAGAAGTTCGCGCAGTATCTTCCCCATGCGCTCTGCAAGTTGATCACGCAGGGACTTAACCACGATTCATCGGACATCACGCCGCCATCGATGTGGCAAGTCACGGCAGACAACACGATCTTCATCGACACGGGTGCAGTTCACCTCACAGCGAAAAAACTCGACACGGGAAACATGAAACTCATGTTTGATGCTGGCAAGAACCCCGCGCATGATCCGACACGCGACACGAGTTGGATAGGGATACAGCCACTCTGATGAAAACATTCGGCAACTGGCTCCTGCTTGAACGAGAATTAGACCGCCCCATGCGTGAAGCGGCGGGGAAGGCATTCGACAGGTTCACGAAGAACCTCATGGTCATGGTGACCAAGGGTGTCAACGACTTCATCAACAAGCACGCAACGGGCGGCAAGGGAGTCGATCCCTCCACCAAGGACATCGTGTCCTATGAGTTCGGCATCAATGACTTGGCGAACTCGCTCTCCCATTCGATGATCAAGCAGTTCGATGACAAGAAGATGCTGATGTCAACCGTGAACCAAGGACAGATGACCCTTGCCTACACCATCAAGGACGATGCACAGGTCTTCCTCCCGCCTAGCATCAAGCCGAGCGACTTCATGAAGATGACCCCGAGCAGCAACATCGTGAAGATGCTCATCACCCTCCGAGGGTATCCAAGGGGAAGCGGAGCGTTGTCCTTCAAGGGAGTCTATGTGTCTGGCAAGCAGAGCAAGATCAATCCCACCCTTGAGTTCTACAATCTCTCTCACCTTTCGTTGAGCAAGGACAGCCCGTTCCATCAAGCCATGCGCGATGTGATGAAGGCAAAGTTCAGCGGCAAGACGAAGCAAGCGATGATCCGTCCGATGAACAAGTGGCTTGAGGGATTGGAGCAGGAACTGTTCTTCCTCCGCGACATCTTCATCCATGAGTACATCCATTTCCTTGATGACATTCGATACAAGACAAGCAGCGACAGACCTGGAAACATCAAGAAAGGCATCGATGCATCATGGGATCCCAACAGCACACTTGAGACCCGCAAGGCTTACTACATGAGCGATGCGGAATGGAACGCATACTTCCAAGGCGCAGCATCGGAGATTGAAGATGCATTCGCGTCCTTCTTGATCGCTGCTACAAACGAACAGGCTGCAATGAATGCCAAGCGAGACAACGCCGTGTTCAACAGCCTTACGAAAACGGCGAAGTGCAAGGCTGTTGCCGATGTCGTGGTTGCCGATCTTCAGCGCAGAGTCAAGGACAATCTGTCCGAGCCGTGGATCACCGATCACTTCAATAAAATGGGTCTCACGGGAATCAGGATGGATGAGATGGGAACTCTCATCATGGCATGGGTCACATGGCACGCATACAGCACAAGCAAGCACTTCCTTGAAGACCCCAAGAGGAAGCCGAAGTTGGTCAGCCGCATCGTATCCTTGCGACAGGACATCGAAGCAATCATAAAAGAGTATGAGACCGCGATGAGCCAAGGCAACATCCCTTCGGTGCAGGAGTTCAACAGGGCGAAGGGCAAGTTCAAGCCAGGCGGCAATCCCACGAAGTCGAAGTACACATACAGCCTTCTCTACAGCGGACTCATGATCGGCAAGAAGGTGTTTGATCCAAAGGAAGAGGTGCAGGAATGGTGATGGAGTTCAACGCATAATGTCAGACACATTCGATCCAACCGATCCTTTTGCCGACCAAGACTTCGGGTTTGAATTAGTGGATGCTCCCGAGGCTGCTCCTGTCGCTCCCGTTCAACCGACAGCCGATGTCAGCGGAATGGAGGCAAAGTTGAACGAGATACTCGCACGGGTTTCCAAGATACCGACCACGGCAGCAACCATTCCTTCCGACCTGACCCGAAAGGCTGACATAGCGAGGGTGGAGGAAAAAATCGACAAGGTTCTTGCGATGGAAATCAAGGAATTAGCAACAAGCCTTTCGGGAACCGAGGGAAACATCCGTGCAATCATCGATGAGGTGGAGGAGCGGAAGGGCGAGATTGCAGCCAAGTATGCCGAAGAGATGAAGGAAATTGAAAAATTGATACTTCCGCTTCTCTACAATCTTCTCAAGAATCCCGAGAAAGAATACATCAAGTGGTCAAATCGCACCGAGGCAATCAACAAGCAGATAGCCAAGATTACGGCGATCACTCGCAAGCCCTTGGAGTTCTGATCGTAACATTTTCAAGAACTAAATAGGGGGAGCAACCATCATTCCTTCACGGAGACAAAGAAATGGCAATTCTATACTGGCAGGGTTCAACCGCAGCGGCAGGAGTCAATAGATTCAATTTCAACTACGGTCCAAACTGGAGAGTTTGGAGAGCGGGCATGTCTGCTGGTTCGTGGGCAGTTTCGGCAACCGGACCGATTGCAAACGATACTCTCTATGTCGGTGAGATTTTCCCTGCAAGGTCGCCAATTCTGTATGGAGGCGCATCGGGTAGCGTTGCTTTGGCATCTTGGTCTACCGGTGTGACAGGAACCACATTCAACTCAAGCATCAGCAGTATTGTTGTAAATCTTGTTCAAGGAAGCGGAACAACCGGCACAAACTGGTACCCGTTCCCGTATTTCGGCGGCGGAATTACCGGAGACATTTACACTTACTGCGGCAATGTGCTTGATCTAGATGTATCCGAATTGGTGGGCGCAACCGCTACTGCCGCTGAAGCAGGACTCAAGTTGAAGGTCAGCAATACTGTCACGATCAAGACAACCGGTCAAGTAGATTCAAATTACAATTTAGGCGAACAGGACGGCAACGGATATCCAAACTACAGCGTTGTTGACATCAATTTCATCCCTTCAAGAAGCGTCAACAATGGCGGTACTGCTGCTTCAAATACATTTCTGTTCGTATCAGGAGCATATCCGTATGAGGGACGCAAACAATCATCACTTGTTGGATTCGGAAATATAACAATCAAAAATGGTTTGTTCAGAAGCGCAAGTTTTGAAACAGGACTGTCGGGTTCTGGCACGGGTGGAGCCATACCCAGACCTCATAGAATCGACTTGATTCGAACAGTTGTAGGTTCATTGAATACCCACAATGGTGACATCAATTGCGATCCCTCTTGCACTTTCGGCACATTCAGCGTAAGAAGCGGTTCCAATCCGTATTACAATCCTGAATTGCGAGCATATGGATTGGATGGAAACGAAATAATCGTGGCAGGAACATTTAATACCAACACGGCAAATTCATTGCTTGGTTGGGGTCAATTGGCTGCAACCGGACCGTTCAACTCTGGTGTCATTCTCTATGACCAGTATACTAGTTTGCCAGGAACAGTAGGTTACGATTACGAGCCAAACATACTAGTGGGCAATCCAAATGATGGAGTCACATTCACGGCGAATGTTTTCCAAGTATTTACGGAAGTTGGACCGTATTCCACAACAACGAACGGAAATGCCCAACGCCCGTGGAATGTCATGTTCTTCGGAGATGCAAACATCACAAGCATGTCCGTGGAAGGAACAAAGATCAAGGCTTGGAAAAAGTTGCCGCCTGAAAAATCGGTGAACATCACTAATCTTCAAATGGCAGAGAATTCTGAACTTGATCTTGTATATGCAGACCAGTTCGACAATTGGTACTTTGGTTCTCTCACGGGAACCGGCATTACTGGAGTTTCTACCGTGATCGGCGGAATCAACTTTGCCGATGATTCCTGCACCATAAAGGGTTCCGCAGGTGTTCGTCTATACAACACCAAAGTTGTTAACAATTATGATTTCCGTGCTAGTGTTCAGATTCCTTCACCATTTAGTATTCTTGAACCTCTCGGTGATGAAAATCTTGGTGGCTTTGGCTCGGGCTGAGGATAACAAAAATGCGAAGAAAATATGCGGGACGGCATCGAAAGGTGCCGTCCTTTTTCTTTTCCCATACATACTTTCATGGGAATCACTCAAGTCTACAAAGGTCTTGGCACAAGCACCCCGTTGTTCAAGAAGTATGAAAGTACCTTCTTTGACCAAAGCAGCACGGGCAAGGCGTTGTGCAATGTGAGAAAGAACCAAGTCTTCCTCGGTACATCGACCGCAAAGACATTGCTCACGGTTGTCGATGGGAAGATATTCTCGGGTTCAGGAACAAGCAACTGCCTCTTCACGATCAAGGATGGCGTTGTCTTCAAGGGAACAGGAACAAGCACACCCGTCTACAGAATTTCCAAGAGAGCCTTGTATCAAGGATCAGGAACCAGTAAGATGGTCATCAATTGGACAGGTTCTCAACTCATGGAGGTGGACATTGCAGCAGCAATATGGTTATTGCAATACGCATTCACAGACTGATTTCAAAAATCAGGAAAGAATTCAAGAAATGCTGATTGATTGCTTGGAACATCTCAAGGAACAGGAATCCAAGCGAGAGACAAGTATGGCTATTTTTGAATTAGAATGCGGCTGAATCGCACTTGACATACTCCACAAGGATGGTATGATTTCCACATGGCAACCGCACCCAACCGACCCCGAAACTCTCGCACCGCAAATGGTCTCAAGAAGGGACTGAATATCGATTGGGATGCCCCAAAACCCAAGCGCAAGCCCGAGCCGAAGTTTGATCCGATCAAGTTCCTGAACGACTGCATTGCCGACAAGGAAGCATACAGCGACAAAGAGCGAACCGCGTTCCGAAAGATTGTTGCTCACATTGAGCAGATCGTCCTTGAGAACGAGTCCCTGCGCGAAGCCGAGTGGGATCAGAGAGACATCGGCATGGGTGCTTGGGGCAAGTTCTGTGAAGGGAATCGTTAAACCAAAAGGAAAGTCATGAGCAAGAAGAAGCCGACACGAAAGCCAGTTAGCAAGAAGCCCGCAAAGACTCCCGTCACCAAGAAAGTGACGAAGAGCCGAAAGCCAAAGTCGAAGACCACGACTGTTGAAAAGACAGAGGTGGTGCAGCAGCCCGTGCAAAACGATTCTGTTGTCAATTTTTGGAAGGACTTTGAGTCGCAGTTGGAACAGCCTGTGGACAATTACAAGAGCATGTACAGCAACGAAAAGAAGTTCCCAACGAACTATTCGAATGTGGACTTCAATGGTCACTTCAAGCCGCTATGCTCGTTGCCAACCAAGAACGGCAATCAGTTCTTCAAGAAGGTTGACAAGAAGATGACGCATTTGATTGATGATGCATTGATGTACTCGTTTGATCATCCCCTTGTCACAAGCATTGTGGTCATCTGCATTTCTTCCATCGTGCTGTTTGGTGGCATGATTCTCTGGAACAAGTTCCATTGAGTCTGACGGGAGTGTACTCAAGCGGTCAACGAGGGCAGACTGTAAATCTGCTGCCATCGGCTACGGGGGTTCGAATCCCTCCGCTCCCACTTTTGCCTCCATAGTATAATGGTAATACCCTTGATTTGTAATCAAGAGATATCAGTTCAATTCTGATTGGAGGCTTTGTTCGTGATGTGGACAATTCAACAAAGGAGAGCGTATGGACATGAATACACTCAACGCCCGTGATCTAGCAGACCGCCTTGAAACCGCTGCCAACATGCAGAAAAAGACGGAACGCAACAAGGTCTTCATGGAGATCACATATCCCGTGGCGAACGATGCAATTCGTTCGTTGCGTGAATTGACCGCAATAGCGGAAAAAGCAATGGTCATAATCGGTGATGGAAAGAATCCCGAGTTCGATCATATGATCGAAAAGGCAAAGGCGAGAAACATTCTCAAGCCGTGATACGCAGTCCTGCGGTTGCCAACAGGTGATCGGCAACAGGTTGCGACACACCGCTGATCATCTTGATGTATTGCACAGGAATGACGAATCGGCAGGGAATCGGCTTGTCGCTCACACGAACGATTTCCTGTTCCTTGCTGTATTCTGCGGTGCTTTTAGATGAAGCCTTCAACTTGGTGACGAACGCGGTATTGAACAGCATGTCGCTCTTGTCGGGAGTGGCAACCACAACCGTTGGAATCAACTTCTTGCTTCTCCAAGAAGGAAAGTCGATAGCAAAAAACTCAGCACGAATCTTGCTTGCCGACCACGACTGTATGGGATACTTGGATGTATAGGTTCCTGTTCCCGTGATTTCCTGACGGGTCTCGTCAACAAATTTCCAATCCTTGACTTTTAATATGTCGGGCATGGTCAATCGAACGCCACGATAGACCAATGTCACATTTGGCTGCAACTCTGCGGGAAACTTTGACTTGCAATTCAACAACGCACGAAATGCCTTGACCACCGATTCGGGTTTAGCACGATAAGTCAGTTTGTCGCTGAAGAAGTGCTGAATTGCTTTTTTAATTTCCTTCTCCTGCGCCAAGTCCTTCTCCCCGCCAAGCAAATCTCCAAAAAGGGTCTTTCCGAAAATCTTGGCGCAGTCATCTTCCTGCAAAAGGTGTTCAATTAGTCTCTTCATGCGGGTATTTAGGGCTTGACAGCCCACGGTACTTGGTCTATACTCTGACCTAATGGACAACTCCAACGACACCACCATTCTGCTGCGTAGCCTGATTGACAAGCAAAAGACCGTCATTGATGTGCAGAACCATCGAATGATGGGGTACTTGGCGATCATTGATTTCATTTCCACCTTGGCTCGTTCCAAGGAGATTAAGATTCCTATGGACAAGGTTCTTGCCCTGATGGAGGCAAAGACCGATGCAGACCGCGAAAAGTTGCTCATCTCGTTCAAGATGCAGATCGTTGAAGATGTGCTTGATGAGGCTTATAGCGAGGCAGTTGATTCATTTGATTCGTGGCAGAGTGAAACCCCTCCCGTGCATACCGATGACAATTGGAGTTCCCCTGAGTGGGATGATGGTGTTTACGCTCCTCCCACCGAGGAAACCGAAGAAGACATCACGAAGTGGAAGGTTTTTGACCGAAAGTGGCGGATGTTTGGCGATGGCTAAAGCACGAACCCCCAAGAAGGCAACAAAGGCAAAGTCTTCTTCTAAGGCAAAGAAAGCAAAAGGTCCAAGAAAGGCAGAAAGACCAAAATGAGTAACACAATGCTTGACAAGGAATCGATTCGAAAGATGCTGTTTGAAAGTGCTACCGGCTGTACCATCAAGTTCAAGAAGATTGACGGAACGGAGCGCGTGATGTGGGGTACTTTGAATCCCGAACTCATGCCAAAGGCAGAGAAGAAGGACGATGACAAGCCCAAGAAGAACAAGGGTCTCACCGAGAGCAACGATCATGTTGTTGTGTGGGACTTGGAGAAGAACGCTTGGCGTTCATTCCGCTGCGATTCGCTCATCGTGATTTTCCGCGAAAAGTTGGAGCAACAGTTTCAGAAATGACGAGAGCATCTTGCGTGGTATCGTAAAGGCGATCTAGGTACATCGACTGATCAGCGGTATCTGAAAAAGAAGTTAGAGGGGTTCCATGTTATCGGGTAACCGAGGATCGTATTCCTCAACCTCTCTGTTTCGATGGGTTCAAGTCCCAAGCCACGCTTTCTTGTCCCCGTAGCGCAGTTGGATAGAGCAGTTGCCTTCTAAGCAACAGGTCACAGGTTCGAATCCTGTCGGGGACGCTTCGCTCTCGTAACTCAGTTGGTAGAGTAGCGGTCTTTTAAACCGCAAGTCATGGGTTCGAACCCCATCGGGAGCATTGATAAATACCCGAGAAAGGAATTTGAAATGGATACCTCTTTGTACTCTTTCTTCATCACGATCCTTGCCATCGCAGGATGGACAGGAGTCGCCTTGCAGATGCGGGAAAAAGAAAGACAGGAGGACAAGGCAAAGCAGAAAGAAACGATGGATCATTACGATCTGCGAATCCGTAGCCTTGACGAAAAAATTGAAGAAATGAGAGCGCACATCGAAGATCAGTTTGATGTTCTTGATGATCAGATGTTTGAACTCAAGTATCACGACCGAAAGAACTCACAACAAACCGCAGGAAAGAAGTAACTCTTCTCCTGTAGTGTAACGGTAGCACAAGAGGTTTTGATCCTCTTGGTCTAGGTTCGAATCCTAGCGGGAGAATTTTATGTCTGACTACAAGACAGAGTGGAATCCCGATGACGATGAAGACGATGACATCGATGACGAAATCGATGGCGGTGATGATATCGAAGAGTGGGATGAAGAAGACGATCTGCATGATGCCGGTGAATTCCCCTTGACAGAAGATACCGAGGAGGAAATTCTCTTTCGGACGGCATTGATCGAATTCGGATTCAAGTTCAGCGAATATGTACGAGAAGTCGATCCTGAACTGTGGAAGCGGGGCATTGATTATGCGGTGACTTTTACCAAGGTCGAAGGAGTAGAATTCCACAGCGATCCTGACCATAAGGGGAAGACAGGCGACAGTCCCCCGCCCACTACATAAGAGCATGAGAGACTTCCAAACACACATAAACGAAATGCCAATCGGCACCATCTATTGCGACATGGATGGTGTTCTTGTCGATATCATCGGCGGCATGACTCGCCTTGCAGGAATACCGCGTCTTGAGCCAAAGAACTTTGAGTCATGGCTCGAAAAGAACAAGAAAAAGTTCGACAATGAGCATCCCAACCTGTTTGCCCATCTGCCTTGGATGTCGGATGGCAAGAGGCTATGGTCTTACATTGTGAGATACAATGCTCACATACTTTCTGCACACACAAAGTCTTGGCAACCGTCCTCCAAGGAGGACAAGATGGCGTGGATCAAGGCTCATATGAGTCCCGTTCCGCAGCACATTCATTTGGTGCTTCGCAAGGACAAGCAGAAATATGCAAAAAGCAACGGCATTCCAAATGTTCTGATCGATGACTATGAGTCAAACATCAAAGAATGGAATGCGGCGGGTGGAATCGGCATCCTACATAAGAGTGCAGAGGACACTATTCAGCGACTGAAAAAACTTGGTTATTGAAAGGCGATTTCGTTATGAAGACAGCATTGATCACGGGGGTCAACGGACAAGACGGTTCGTACTTGGCAGAACTTCTACTTGAGAAGGGATACCGAGTAATCGGTCTGAAGCGCAGAACTTCGACAATCAGCACGGGGCGCATTGATCACCTAATGGAGAATTCAAACTTCTCCGTCAAGTATTACGATCTACACGATGCATATTTCATCAATCACATCCTCAAGGAGGAAAAGATTGACGAGATTTACAACCTTGCAGCACAGAGCCATGTCGCAGTTTCGTTTGAGATTCCAGACTACACTTCTGACGGTATCTGCCGTGGAACTCTCAACATTCTGAATGCGATTCGCAACATCTCGCCAACGACAAGAATGTATCAGGCTTCGTCATCGGAGATGTTTGGTGACAGCACCGATTATGATCCTGTTCGTGGGTACAACGAGAACAGCCGCATGATGCCCGTTTCGCCCTATGCCGTAGCCAAGTTGTATGCCCATCAGATGGTGAATGTCTATCGCAAGGCATATGGATTGCACCTGTCTTCGGGCATTCTGTTCAACCACGAAAGCCCACGCCGTGGCGAGACATTCGTCACACGCAAGATCACGATGGCAGCAGCCAAGATCAAGAAGGGGTTGCAAAAAGATTTGCGTCTAGGCAACCTTGATGCAAAGCGCGATTGGGGTCATGCCAAGGATTATGTGAACGCGATGTGGCTCATGTTGCAGACGGACAAGCCCGATGATTATGTCATTGCAACAGGAGAGACCTACAGCGTTGAGCAATTCCTCACGGAGGTCTTTGGATATGCAGGATTGGGAGATTGGCGCAACTATGTCAAGATCGATCCCCGACTGAAGCGTCCAAACGAGGTTCCATATCTACTTGGGGACTCCACCAAGGCACGGACTTTGCTTGGTTGGAAGCCCGAATACAACATGCAGATGCTTGCACGAAGAATGTTTGATTCCGACTGCGCCATGCTTGATTGCGGTGCAGTCATCTATTGAGGAGAAGCAATGAGCAACTACACGCCAGGTCAAGGTTACAAGGACGGATTCAATGATCGCATGAGCGGTCTTCCCAACAAGGCAGAGTCAAAGTTTGGTTTTTCAAAGACTGCATACGATCAGGAATATCTCACAGGCTACGCTGACGCTGAACGAAGGGTTCTTGAAAATGCAAGAAACGAAGTCAACGAGCAGCGCAAGTATTTGGCAGAGAATTCTTAAAGTTTGAGTGGCGAACGGTGATTCTATCCTAAATAAAACTCTAGGAGACTAATCATGCATATCAGCACATTCCTCACCATTCAGGCACAACTGCGTATCCTTCATTGGCAAACCAAGTCCTATGCCGAGCATCAGGCTCTTGGCAAGGCTTACGATGCATTGGATGATCTCATTGACCAATTTGTTGAGGTTCACTCTGGCAAGTATGGTAACACCCTAGCCAAGACCAATTTTCAATTTACGGCATCGAATTACAAGGATTCGAATGTCATGGCTCTCATGGATTCTTACATTGCTTATTTGACAAATGAGTTGCCGCTGATTTGCAAAGAGGGCGATTCCGATCTTTTAAACATTCGGGACGAAATGCTTGCTGTCATCAATCAGACCAAGTATTTGCTGCGGCTCTCTTGACTGAACCGTACCGATAGGGTATAGTCTTACATATGAATCAGAACTCATCCGAGGAAGTCCTTCCGTGGATTATGTCATCGTTCAACTCGCGTTACGGTGATCGCCGTACCGTGTGGAAGACTTCCGCCAACGAATACAAGTTGACGGGAAAGATGCGCTACTGCCGTACAGGTGGTGACTCAAAGCGCGTCCTTTACATGGATCCCGAGGGTGGTCCTTTCATCTGCGTAGGGGATGCAATTGCCGATCTTGGCGTAGTGTCCGACACACGCTACATCTCCGAAGTCAAGGGTCTTGGCACGGAGAAGGATACGATGACAGGCGAAGAACTATCCGTCATTGGCATCAAGGTTTCAGCCATTCGTGAGAAGGTTGAACTCTGATGGTCAATGGCGAAGCAGGAAAGGGCGATTCGTATCGCCCCGTTGACCGCACGATGTGGTCAAAAAATTGGGACGCAATCTTCGGCAAGAAGAAGAAGGCTACCAAGAAGGTCAGGAAGACCGATTCATTTAACCGTTCCAGAAAGGAGAATACAAATGGACAAGGTTAAGACAGGTGTTTGCCCCGTTACTGGTGGTTGTGACAAGGTTTCGTGCCTTCTATCGAAGGTCGGAGTCACTCGCAGCCTCCTCATCACTCTCGCCCTCCTCCCGTTCGCGTGGAAGGGCGCAGTCCTCTGCGCTGATGCGTTGAAGGCTGTTTGGAACATCGCCACTAGCGCGGTGAACTGATTCTCTTTTTTGGTTAGCGGCGTGGTATGAACACGCGGAGTTGAGAAGACTCGCATCGGCGTAAAACGGTCTACTGCAAATTGACCGACAAAGCCGGAAAGAAGGTGCAAATCCTTCCTAACCTTTTTCGGGGATGAACAGGTTTCGATTGGATGGTCAAAAGAACGGAGCATGACGAAGAAGATTGCTAGGCTTCGTAAAAATGCAATCAAACAAGAACTGCCAACCGCAGACTTGCCCTCGCTGCTTGATCAGCGAACGAATCGCAACTGACCCCGATATGGGGCGATTCGCAATCATCGGGACTTGAGCCACAAGCCTCCATCGTGCTTGGGTTCATAAGACGAACGATGGAAAACTTGCCAAGGGTGTCCATGCCCAAGGCATTTCAAACTCACATGGACTAATCATGTAGCCGCCGCTCTGGCGCACCATTTCAACACAGGGGTTCGACTCCCCTCATCTCCATTACGAAAGGAACTTCAATGGACATCGAAGATTTCATAATCCATGCGAACATAGGAGAGTTCGCCCGAAAGGTTGCATGGATAGTGCAGTTGGAGGACGAAGGGAAATTCACATCGTCCAAGGCGTTTGAAGAGATCAAGAAACTCTACATACAATTGAAGGAAACAAAGGAACTTGCAGGAGAAAGCAATGCAGCAGGAAGATCGATTTGACAGACAACCACTCAATGAGGTTTCGCTTTCGAGAATTGCTTCTCATGTCAAGAACCGCCCGTTTACTCTCCTTACTGCATTCCGTTTCAAGGACAAGCAAACAGGAGAACCAATCTCACTTCAAACCAATCGAACCAACAACGCAAAACTTGAAAATGACATTCGTGCTGCGGGGTTTGGGTTCGAAAAACTGATTGGTCGCTACGAAGAGGATTATGGCAACGAAAAGGTCATGGTCACCGAGGAATCCTTCATGGTGATTGGACGAGACAACAGCCCTGCAACAGTAGGCGGCGTAAAGGGCTTTGCCAAGAAAATGGGACAGAAGTACGGTCAGGATTGCGTACTCTTCAAGGATCCGAATCAGGAAGAAGCGGTGCTGATCGGTACACGCGAGGGAGCCTGGCCAGGTCTTGGAATCGTTGCTCCTGTCGGAAAGTTCAATCCGATGCGACTCAACGGAATTTACACCGAACTCATCAAGGGCAAGAACTCAACAACTGCCCGTGGGTTCAAGTTTGAGCATGTCGAAACCCCGCTTTCAATTGTTGAAATCTGGGCAAAGAAACTACAGAGAAAGTTGAAGTCTGAAGATTATGGAAGAGACACAGAAGACGAAGAAGTGGGATGACATCAAGCCGAGAATCGAAGAGACTCTCAAGGCTGACGATTTTCAGGACGCATTCATCGGGGTAATTAGACGCTGTGGCAAGCCCGCGATGTTCGTCTATGAGTATCAGAAGTGCATTGAAATTCTGATGTCAAAGGGTATTCCCACCGAAGAGGAAGCAATCGAATACATGGAATTCAATGTCGTTGGGGCTTGGCATGGGGAAGGAACGCCTGGCTTCATGGTTCGTTGCTCAATGCAGGAAATCCTTGAAGCCGCCGAGGATTGATTTTCAACATTAAGGTACGGTTCAATTTCCCTCAAGGTGAACATACTGTCCTATGAACATCGAAGCACTACAAATCATCGAAACCGTACTCTTCTCCATCTCTGCCATCTCCCTCCTGACCGCATCCCAATTCTGGCTGTACCGATATGGTTATCGGAATGGCAAGGAAGTTGGGGAACATACGGGATTCACAAAGGGGCTGTATCAAGGCAAAATCCGAGAAAACCACCGCTTGACACAAGAGGCAAGGCGTGGTAAGATTGACACCAACAAATGGGCGAATTCCAATACCAAGCAAACGGCGAGTGCTTTGTCTACACGCTGAACCTGTTCTATGTGGACAGTACGGTTGAGACAATCCTTATCTTCACGCGACCCGACAAACTCAACATCGTGAAGGTCAAGTTCGGTCGTCATGGCGAAATCGTGGGAGAGACCATGATGACGAAAGAGGAAGGTCGCCAGATGTGGGACGAACTTGTGCGAAACGGGTGGAAGCCATCTCTTGACGAGAGCGGCAAGCCGCGTGTCTCCGCTTCCTCCCATTCCTACTTCAAGGGTTATCAAGCATTTGATGACTTTGACTACAGCCCTTCCGCGAACTACGCGACAAACTACGCGCTGACTGCATGAATCAAGTCGATTGCCCCTGCAACATCTACAAGTTGGCAAAGGAAATCTGCCTTCACATCGACCGCCCCAAGCGGCATTGCAGCATCATTCTGCGAAAGGGTCGCGTCATCTCCGTTGGCACGAATCTGCTGAAGACCCATCCGATGGCGAAGAAGTACGGATACCTGTTTGACGAACTTCATTCGGAACTTGATGCGTATCGCAAGTGCGAGGATGATCGCAGCGGTCTTGAACTTTGGAATTTCCGTTTCAATCGTTTCGGCAACGAAAGGTTGAGTCGCCCCTGTCCGAAGTGCTTGCCTTGGTGCGTGGAGGTCTTTGACCGAATCTACTACACCACAGGCAACGGGATCGCTGAAATGCCCACGGATGTTATCGGACATAAAATCCGCTGATTTGGTTGCTTGACGGCTGACCATAGATACCGTATACTTTGGGTGTCAAAGTGCGGCGAAGAGGATTCGCTCCCTGCCCCGATTCGCTCGGGACTAGCCGCCCTCGTCTGTGCGAGGTTAAACAGGTTTTAGGCACAGAGCGGCAGGGGCGGGTTGCCCCTGCATAATATTTGCTTGACGGCCCTGCCTCGTCATGCTGATTAATATCTCGCAGAGTTGCAGAGAGGCAACGCCCCCACGGGTTCGAAACCGTGGGGGATGTTGTTATCGGACTTTATAGCCTAAATGTGGCTTGACAAGGAATACGGCATTTGCTATAATCGTGATGTCGAAGGAGACCCCCGAATGACTGCCTTGACCCCCAACACCAACAATCCCGAAGCGCGAAAGCGATTCAGCACGGTGTTGATTCCTGCTGCTGCCCGAAAGACGGCGAAGGAATCTCACGACAAGCGTTATTTGGAACTCAAAGAAAAGCGCAAGGCTCTGTGGGTTGCACCCGAACCGAAGGTCGGAGTGCGCTACAGGGTTGTCAACGGTCGCAACGAAGGCTCCACGGGAACCTTGGTTTGGTCTGGCAAGACCAAATGGGGTACTCGCTATGCCCTCGCCCTGACCGACAAGAAGTTGCCCAACGGTCGTTATGCGGATGTGATCTTCCTGCGTCCGCGTGATGTTGTCACGGTAAATCTTGAGCGCGATGTTGCTGATGCGGGTCTCGCGGTTGAGATCGCCAATCTCAAGGTTTACGAAAACGAAGTCTTTGAGACCGAACTGATGCGCCTCTACGAGGAGACTGCGAAGGAGTGGGGTGTGTCCCTGACCGTCCTGCTGACGCGCACCACGGAGTGCATCAACGAAAGCATCAACCGCACCGCTGAGTATGTGCGCTCGTCTTCCGAGACCCATTGGGCTTGCGATGGTCGTGCCTACGATCAAGTCGCTCGTCACCTCGCCGCCCTTGATCGTGAGATCAAGGATGCCCGTGCCGTCCTTGCCGTGATCGCTTCTCGCCTCGCCTGAAGGAATCCCATGATCGTCAAAGCCTTGAATCTCATGTCTCCCTCCGCTACCTTTCCTTCCAATTGGAACGGTACGGCATGGCAGCGTCTTGACGAATGGCTGCAAAAGGCACAGGAAGTCGTCAACACCAACTATGCCAACAACTTTCCTGGTCTGACTCCGAGCGTCCTTGAGATGACCGATGGTCGCCGCTATGTGCGGATCGACAGCATCGTTGACAATGGCGCAGGACAGCGGTCGGTTTGGGCATTCATTGACAAGTTCACGGGCGATGTTCTGAAGCCCGCAACTTACAAGGCTCCTGCCAAACATGCCCGTGGCAATCTGTTCGACTCCGATGGTGGAGTCGGCAAACTCACTCCGTATGGTCCTGCTTACCTCAAGGGCTGAAAGGAAACTTGAAATGACCCTGACTCTTTTCCTCGCCGTTACCGCCGCCCTGTGGGTGACCCTAAACGCCCCGCAACCTGTTCTCGTTCCCGTGGCAGTCACGAAGGGGGGCGCAGATGGCTGACGCAACGCTCTACGCAGCAACACTCAACGAAAAACTGAAAAGCCAAGTCCCCAACGCGACTTGGAACGATGGAGCCAAGAACCTGACCGTGGGTTCTTGGTATGTCGTTTCCCGCTACAATGTGCAGACCGCCAAGTACGCGGTGCTGACTGCGCTTATCGGACAGAGCGGCAATCTCTACGATGCCGTGATGATCACCGAAACGGCGGAAGGGAAGAAGGCGATCACTCGCCCGACAACCTACAAGGAAATCGTCAACAGCCTGAAGAACTGAACGAAAGTCAAGATGACGGATTCCAAGGTTTACACCCTGTACTCTCCTTGCAAGCAAGAACTTGCAATTTTTGTCACATACCCCAATGCCAAAGGGGTTATTGAAAAAGTGGGAATTCGTTATCTGTCCACGGTAGATGGACAATACTCAAAAACCATCGACCATGTGGAATATTCCGTGCAAGAATCCATGATGTTGCTTGGAACCGCACGAACAGTATGGTACAATCTATCAAACGAAGGTTGGACAATGCTGAACAAGCAGGAGAATACCAATGCCTGACATGATCCGCACCATAATGGTCGAACAGAAGATGATGTATGAAGAGCAAATCGCTAAACTCCGCGCCGAGCGTGACGAGGCGAGGCTTGCCTCTGTCCGCTTCATGGAGAAGATGGCAGACATTCTCAATGACGAGGCAAATGCTGAAATTGAGCAGTTGCGGAAGGAGCGTGACGAGGCGAGGCGTGAAGTCATGCTTTGGATGTCTGAACGCTCTTCAACAAGCGAGATGACGGCTGAATACAAGAAGCGTGGGTGGGAATACCTCAAGGAGAACACCGATGACTGACCCCACCCCCAAGTTCGACCCCATCCCCCGCCTTCAGCAGATTGCCGCAACCATTGAGGAGAGCGGTGCAGACATCTTTGATGCTCCCGCCACCGCTGTTCACTACATTGAGTGTGCCATCAAGGAGATTGAGCGTCTGCGGAATGAGCGTGACGAGGCAAGGCGAATGGTGTGCCGGGCTCTTTACACCGATAAAGAGATGCAGCGCAATCACGCTCGCCTTTGCGGTTGGGACTGCTACAAGGAGAACACGGATGTTTGAAGACGATGGCAGTCCCGAATACTGCATCAAACTTCTACTGTTGTATCTGCTCGTTGGAAACGCTCTGCTTTGGGGAATCATCATTTTGGAGAGAATCTAATGCCTGACCCCACCGACAAGCGCATTGAAGAACTGCGGCAATACATCCCGCCGTATACGACTCCTAACTACCCACCACACGTCGAGGTAATCACCACAACCAACACAGGAGACACGCCAATGACTGATTTCGACATTGTTGCGGGGCTGCGTTCACGCTCTGCGTGGTTCAAGCGAGAGGATATTGCCGAAGTGCTTGAGAATGCTGCTAATGAGATTGATCGGTTGAACGATAAGGTGAGTTTCGTTTGCGGCGATCTTGCTTTGCAGGAGATTGCACGGCTGCGGAAGGAGCGCGACGGGGCACGGCGTGAGTTGTGTGCGGCGAGGCGTGAGTTGTGCAGGAATGAGGCAATCATCCGTTTGCAACGGCATCGTGTCCATAGAGACAGCGAAGATGTCGTGGGTCTGGCAAAGGAGATTGCGGTTGAGCGTGGATGGGACTGCTTCAAGGAGAACACTAATGACTAAGACTAAAAATAAAACCGTCAAGACTGATACCGAAACCATCACCAAGATTTCTGATTTTGTTTGGGAACTTTCCACCGAAATGGATACCATTCGGGAACAGATGGAAGACCTCCAGATTCGGATGCTTTCCATTCGCAAGATGCTCCAGATCATGGAGAATCCCAAGAACAACTGATAGACTTGGACAAGTGGCAGAGTGGCTTAACGCGGCGGTTTGCTAAATCGCTGAAGGCAGTAATGTCTTCCGAAGGTTCGACTCCTTCCTTGTCCGTTTATGATAAATATATCAGAGAAGTCAATTATTCATAAGGAGAATTAAGATGACTAAAATTAATACTAGAAAGCGTGACATCAAATCCCCAATCGCAAACAAACAGACCAGCATTGAGAATGAACTTGATACTCTCATTGTG